ATGCTGACCGACACGAAACTGAAGAATCTCAAGGGCGGGGAGCGGCTGTACAAGGTGGCTGACCGCGACGGGCTGTACGTTGCGGTATCGCCGCAGGGCCTGGTGACGTTCCGCCTGGATTACCGTCTCAACGGCCGGCGGGAGACGCTGACCATCGGACGGTATGGGCCGACGGGCATCTCCCTGGCCGAGGCGCGTGAGCAGTGCCTGCAGGCGAAGCGGGCGATTTCCGAGGGGCGCTCGCCATCCCGGGAGAAGCAGCGAAGCAAGAAGCAGATTCAGGGCGAAAAGACGTTCGGGGTCATGGCGCTGGACTGGATCGAGAACGCCACGATGGCCAAGACCACGCGGGGCACGCGGAGGCATATCCTCGACAAGGATCTGCTGCCCGAGTTTCAGAACCGGCTGCTCTCCGAGATCTCAGGCGACGACGTCCGGCACGTCTGCGACAAGATGAAGGCGCGCGGGGCGCCCAGTTCGGCCGTCCATGCCCACGGCATAATTGCGCAGATTTATGGCTATGCGGCCGACCGCGGCCACAAGGTGCCGAACCCAGCCGCCGAGGTGCGGGCCTCTGCCATCGCCACGCTGAAGGGCCGGACGCGCGTCCTAACCCCGAAGGAAATCCAGTCCTTCTTTGTCGCGCTGCCTGCCACGGGCACCACGCCAAGCCTACGCATCGCGCTCGAGTTGCTGCTGCTGACGATGGTGCGGAAGTCGGAATTGACCGAAGCGACCTGGTCCGAGCTAGATCTTGAGCAAGCGGAGTGGAGTATCCCGGCGGAGCGCATGAAGGGGCGGCGACCGCACAACGTCTACCTGTCCAAGCAGGCCGTGAAGCTGTTCCAGACGCTCAAGGTATGCGCCGGCTCATCCGATTACGTGCTGCCGAGCTTCTTCGGGAGAAACAAGCCGATCTCCAAGAGTTCGCTGAATAGCTCAATTGACGGGGTGGTGCTGCGCGCCTCAGAAATCGGGCAGCAGCTTGGCGCCTTCGGCCCGCACGACCTGCGGCGCACCGGCTCCACGATCTTGCACGAAGCCGGTTTCAATTCGGACTGGATTGAGAAATGCCTGGCGCATGAGCAGAAGGGCGTTCGCGCCATTTACAACAAGGCGGAGTACGCGGAACAGCGCCGGCACATGATGGAGGAGTGGGCGAACATGCTGGACGCCATGAAGGCTGGGCGGCCCTATAAGCCGGCCCTCGTCCCGCCCGAGGTTACGCCGGCATAGCTTCGAGCGCGCGTTTGCGCTTGGGCTTCGGCGGCGTGACAGCCTGCACAGCAACCTCACCTGTCCGGCGGGCCTCCACCCACTGCAGCACCTCGTCCAGGTACCAGACGACGCAGCGCGGCGTCAGGGCAAAGCGCTTGGGGAATTTCCCCTTGGCCTCCATCTCGTAGACGGTGGAGTCCGAGAGCGGGACAATCTGACGCAGTTCCTCGCGCCGGATCGTCCGCCTGATTTGAGGGTCAGTCATGGTGTTTCGCCGCTTGATGAATGAAGCGATTAAACACCAAAAACTTATCAGCAGCAAGGAAAACTTATCACCATTCACCCATGAGGCCGCCAATTCCCTCAAGGGCCCAGGCGGCAAGATTGAGGTACGCGCGCCGATCCTCCGCTTCAATCAGGTCGCCAAACTCATCGGCCATCGCAATCGACTCAATTCGCTCCAACAGAGACCGACGCCCACTCTCGCGCTTGCTTTGCAATGCAGCATCTCGATAGCGCGCCGCTTCCGTCTCGCTTGGCGTCAAGCAAACATCAAGTGGGAGAACGCCTTCGGCCCAGTCACGATAGCGCTCGTGAATCTCCTCGCTGCGCCATCCAGCGGCCATGTGCTGAAAGTAGAAATCCGAGCGCACGGAGTCATGCTTGCGCGGCAAGTCGGCGCCGCGTGAGGCGAACGCTTGGGGCTCGAACCTGCGTTCGGCGTTAGTTGTCGACATCGGTCGCGCGCCTCCCGCTCTCATTCCTGGGTGACTTCATCGAATGCGTCCTTGAAGTCCTGCCGGGCCGCCGCATTCACCATGCGCCGCGCCTCATTGACGTCGATGACGCGGCGCTCGCGGCGGCGGATGCCCAGCAGGCCAAAGACGCGATACCGGGCTTGCACCTCGGACGTCACCAGTTCCTCGAATGGCTTTCCGACTTGCCACCAGACCTCGATGGACCACGCCGTGCGGTTGAACTCAGTCAGGAAGACCAGCCGGCGAGCCGGCGGTGCGTGGGTGATGCCACGGAACAGGTAGATCGTCATAGGTCAGAAACCTCCTTGCCAAATCGACTTGACACATACGCCCGCATGCCGGCAATGAGCGCAGTCTCCCCGGCTCCATTCGGGTCCATCTCTCCGCTGGACCATGCCGCCCACTCGCCATTGCGAGGCATCACGCCGATCCGCTCGCGATCGAGGATCGGGCCGCCCACGGCCCAGTCCAGCGACGGCTGGTAGGCTACCCAGTCCCGGCACAGCGCCCCATCGGATTCCGTCTCGCGCGGCACGAGCACGCACCCCGGAGCCATTGCACGAAGGTACGGCGGATGCTCGATTCCCTCGGCCCGCGCCACCCAGTAGTCGAGTAGTGCGCCCTCCAGATCAGACGCCAGCATCGAGCACCTCCTTGCCAAACACATGCGCCACGACGGCTCGGCAGACGGCGATTTGCACCGTCTCGCCCAATGCCTCAGCTTTGCCCTCTGGCCCAAAATGCAAGCACCTGCCTTCGGTGTACGCATCCCAAGATCCATCACGGTTACGCATGACGGCGACGTGATACTTGTCAATCAGCGGCCCCGCATCAGCCCACGAGATCGACGGCATGAAATGCCGCCACTGCCCATCATCGTCCGGGATTTCGTGGTGCAGGTAGACGACCACAGCCTCGTCCCCTTCGCCGTGGATCTCGGGGAATTCCAGGCCTTCGGCCTTGGCTACATACAGGTCCAGCAGGGCGCCGGAGAGGTCAGATACCGCTGTCATTGAGGATTCCTTTCTTCGTCATAGGTGTGGCCCACCGGGTGAGGCACGCTGTCATGGACAATCACGCCCTCGGGTGAGCGCGGCAGCACGCGGGCGCAGAAGACGCAGGCGTAGCCGTCGCGCTCCTCGGTGGCGGTAGCGGAGGCGAAGCCGGTCACGGGATTCCACGCCGCCATATCCCTCCGGATAGTTGCGTCGGCGATCATTGCCGTCGATATGAGGGGAAGCGACGGCCGCAGTGCCGCGTAGTTGGCGAGCGCCTTGTAAAAGGGCGCCATCCGCTGGCGGTGCGCACGTTCTTCCTCTACCACCAGGCGGCGCAATCCGTCTTCGTCGTACCTCGACTCCGGCGGCGCGATTGCCGGCTCAGCGTAGGTAAGCTCCGGGCCGACCTTCACCTGATGCAGGGGGATGCCTCTGAACTCTGCAGAGTTCCAGTGGTTGCGCTGGCGCTGGGCCGGAACCCACTTGGCATCGTCACCCCAACATTCGTACAGCACCCAATACCAACTTCCATCGGCGGGTTCAGCCATTACTCACCTCCTTGGCGGCATCGATTGCTTGGCGCACGGACAGCGCCGGCAAGTTGTGATCCATCAGCGCTGCGCGGTTGTGGTTGATATCGAACCTCCAGCCGTAGGTGGTGTCATTGCGCTCATTCGTTGCGCGATTCACTTGGTCAAGCCAGTCGAGGCGCTCGGCGTCCTTCGACAGCCGCTCGTTCTCCGCTGTCAGGATCGCATTGGCAGAGCGCTGCGATTCCAGTTCCGCGAAAGAGGTTTGCGCAGCGAGGCGGCCTGCTTCGTCTAGCGCCTGCGCGCCGAGCCGGTAGTACACGGCTGCCGCGGCCTTGGCCGCGTCCATGCCCAAGCGAGCGGACGCGGCCTGTCGCTTTAGGGCAGCGTCCTGCTCGCGGATGCAGGCGATCAGGGCGAGCGTCGTCTCGGGCGACATGGCGCGCACATAAGGTGACTCAGGGTTGCTATCCGCGATCCAGATGTCCCCGTCACCAGCCGGATACCACTCAGGCTCGCCGATGTTCTCGCCATGCTGATGGGCGGCGCTCGCCAACTTCTCCAGCGCCTCCAGGTCAAGCTTCTCAGCCATTGTCGCTCTCCTTGCTGGCGCGCAGGGCGGCGTCGATAGCGGCGCGCTGAGTTGAGAACCAGCCCCGCAGGGGAGCGCCTTCTCCGCAGACTGTCCACTTCAGCGGAGGCCCAACCTCGCAAGCGCAACTGATCAATTGCCAGCCGCGATCAATCAGATTCCTCAGTCGCTGGGCATCCTGCTGCGCCTCTCTTGATTTATCCAACTCAGCATGGAGCCATTCGATGTATTCCAACTGACTCATCGTCACGCCATCGACGGTGAAGGTCAGTGGCTCGCACGCATCGTCTGCGCTGGCAGCGGGCGGCGTGGGTGCGGCGGCGAGCATACGCTGATACTTGCCAACAGCGCACTCAATTTCGCAGACCGGCGAGATAGCGCGGGGGTCGTTATCCCTGTCGGGGAGAGGGATGCTGTACTGCATCTGCTGCCGCTTGCCGGCCTCCGAATCGGCAGGCCACTCGCTCCGGGCGAGCGCCACCATCATGGCGTTCGTCGGCACCACCGGCACCAGCTTCCACCCCTCCGGGACATGGCATTGCGTCTCGGCCTCATCCTCCAGCTCAACCACCTGGAATCCGTGCTCCTGGAGCGTGCAGTTCAGCGCTTCCAGCAACATATCCACGTCGCGCGGGTGCGCCTCGGAGGCGTGGCACTTCTTGAACTCGGCGCCGATCAGTTCCACGGGGTTGATGTCTTCGCTGGCTGCGGTCGGGGTGGCAAGCAGGGCGCGGGCTTGCCATGCGAGCCAAGGGCCGTACAGTTCAAAATCAATATCAGCGCCATTGTCGTGGTGTTTATTCCGCCACGCCTCAAATGCCTCGCGCTCTGCCTGCAATTCATTGTTCTCAGTCACGTCTCATCCCCTCCGAATATCACCAGACATCGAGCTAACCGAGCCCGCTACAGCACCGCAGGTCACGTCGCCCGACATCGACTGCACCGAGCCGCTAACGTCGCCGCAGCGAATGTCGCCAGACATGGTCTTCACAGAGCCCGCAGAGCCGGTCACCGCGATGCGATCGCAGGCGTCTGCGTTGATCGAATCGATGTTCCCTTGGACCTCAATGGAGATGGCCTTGCCGTCAGGCGTTACGTCCTTGCCGTCCACGGTGACGCGACCGTTGGTGATGGTGATGCTGCGGCCGGAGACGATATTGCCATTGATGTTGATGCTTGCCACGATTGCCTCTTAACGAAGTCGGAGATTGTTGAAAGCCGGTGCGATCGCATTTGCAATCTTCGTGGCCACCGCGTCGCGGATGCCGATGGCGATCTGCTCGCGGGTATCCATGCGCTCGCCTCGGTACTCTGCCGTCATGCGGACGCCGTTCAGCATGAACACAGCGCCGTAGCGGGTGCGGTCATTGATGAAGTCCGGCATCTCGTGAATGACGCATTCGAATTGCTGGTCCTTGACGCGGACCGAGTCTGTGATGCGCTTCTCGGCGGTCTGCTCCATCTCACGCAGCAGGCGCACCGATTCATCGGTCGGCGCACGGCGCTCCGTGACGTTGACGGATACGTGCGATGGCGATTCGTTGATGTGGTATCGATCGAACACCTTATTTCATCTCCACGTCCGGCAGGATGGTCGATGGCTTGAACACCACGCGGTAGCGGTAGACGTTGGCCGGGGCCGCATCCAACTGCTCCACGAAGTAGGTCACATTGTCCGACAGGCCCAGCAGGTGACGCTTGAACGTGTTCGGGCCGGTCTTGCAGGTGATCGACAGCTTGCGGCTTTCGCTGGTGTCATCCTTTGAGCACAGCCCCTCAATGGTGAGGATGTAGTCGGCGGTGATGCCGTTGTAGAACACGATGCGGCGGTTCAGTTCGAAGTTGTCGGCGGCCGTGGCCAGGCTCTGGCTGGCGACGCGTGAGTCGGTCTGGCCGCAGGCCGCGAGCAAGAGTGAGAAGGCGAGGATGAGGAGCTTTTTCATGGCTCAGCCCTGAGTGGAGGAGGTCGCTTCGGTTTCAGTGGTCTGGACTACCATCCCCATAGTCCCGACATAGCCATTGCCGCCGGGCGCGCCTTCCACGGGGATGCCTACACTGCGCGTGATGCTGTTGTGGACAGCCATGTTGCGGAACACCAGGTCCGTCACTTCGCGGTAGCCCTTCAGTTCCGCCTGGGCCACGGCAACGGCATTGGCCGCGGTGTCATGCGCCAGCTTCAGTTCGCGCGCTGCAAGCTCCTCACGCTGCTTTCTGATGTCCTCGCGCTCGCCGTCCAGGTTGCGGCGCAGTTCGACTGCCCGGCGGAGTTGCTTGTTTTCGTCTTGCAGGTAGTCATAGTCCTTCTGCAGCTTCTCGTGAGCGGCCTTCGTTTGTTCGGCCTGCTCAAGGAACGTCTTCAGTTCGCCGGCCATTGCGCCGGTAAGGTTCTCTGTGATGGCCTTCTCGATGGCCTGCTTCATTTCGATGTTCATGTTGGGCTCGGGTGTGGAGGAGGAGGCTGCCCGGTGCGCCCGGGCTGGCGGTTCGATTCGGGTGTAGCCAGATTCAAAGGCAGCGCCTGGTGAGTAGCTGCTATAGCCGTCCTCGTAAACCACAAAGAAACCGCCCACCTCCGGACGATGCTTTCGCATGTATTCGGCACTCACACGGAAAGGCGCATATCCAGCATCCTCCGGGGTGATCGTTGCGCCCGGCTCTTCGCGGTCACCGGCGTCGTAGTCGCCATCGGGAAACTTATCGTCGTGCGTGATGGCGGCAATCTTCAGTGCCCAAACTTCCTTGTGGCACTTGTATTTCGGCATTGGGATTAATCCTTCGTTGCTCATGGCTTTCCTGTGACGATTGGTGGAGGGCGCCCGGTACGCCCGGGCGGGCGCGGCTGACCGTTAGACTTCCAGGCGGTTGAGGACGTCTTGCAGTCGCTCGCGCGCGTCGCGCGTCCGGTTGCCGATCGTCAGCAGTTGCTCGCCAAGCGGCGTCAGAGACGGCGCAGCAGTGGCAGCCACATCGGGACTCTCCTTAGGCGGCTGCAACACAGCATCAAGCCGGCCAACGAGCATGTCGATCGTGCCGTGCAAGAACGAGACTTCGTCGTAAGCCTCGGAGATGCGCGCCGGGATTTCAGCATCGCGGGCATCAGTGGTTTGGGGGACTTTGGTTGCGGCGTTGACGTAGTTCATGGTGCTTCTCCTACATGGTGATGGCGCCTCACTGGCGCCGGGGTGATTAATTCAGGTAGATGTCGACAGGGCCTAGCTCCAGCACGGCGCGGCCGCGGGGCGCACGCCAGAAGCCAAAGCCCCAGCGGAGCGGGTTGAGCCCGCGGAACTTGAGGCGCATGGTCAGTCGTGGTCGTATTCTTCGACCTCAACGCCATCGGGCGTCACGACCACCTCTACGTGATCGCCGAAGATGGATTCCAACTCGCTCCCCACGCTGTTCAGTTGCTTCTCCAGCGCGACGCAGTTGTCCCATGTCTCTCGTGAGCAGGCCTCGCGCTTCTCGAACTTGTCATACCCCTGCCAGGTCGACAGCTCGAACTCATAGCGGCTTTCGCTCAGATCATCGCCTTCGAAGTAGAAGCCGAAGCTGTGCAGTCCGAACGTGCAGGTATCCCCGTCATTGAAGTAGGGTGTGTACTGCGCCCACTTGATCTGCTTAACTTCGGGGTTCTGCTTGATGAAGTCCTGCAAGAGCGGCTTGATTAGCGCGGCGCTCTCCTCGCGCAGCTTTGCGATCTGCTCATTGTTGCGGGCGGCCACGGCCTTGAATTGCTCGACTACGTTGCTCATTTCTCAATCCTCCAGGTCAAAGTCAAAGACGCGGCGCTTTTTACGGGTGCCGCTCATCCAGCCCTCAATGGGCATCTTGGAAAGCCAGTCCTGCATCGTTGGGATAAAGCCGAGGTCTTGCAGGACATGCTCCTCGGCAATGTCACGGACGGAGAGTTTCTTGCCGTCCGAGTTGGTCATGATTTCGCCGAACACTTGGCCGACGAGGTAGATACCCCAGGCCGAGTGCAGCATCGCGCGGTGGCGCACGTCCGCGACGCTCGATTTGGAGTGGTCGATGAACTCGTGGATCGGCAGGTAGTCCTCGATCTTCCCGCCGTGAGTCTTGACGCTGATTTGCGCGTGGATCAGCGGCTTCATTCCACTCGCTCCTCGCGGGTCAGGCGGATCGGAACATGAACCATCGGCTTGCCGCTCCCAATGCTCGGGCGGGCCAGTTCTGGGTTCTTGCGCATCCATTCCTGGGTCATCCACAGCTGCCCGCAGCCGCCACCTATGGTGTCTTGGCCGGCGGGATCGAACATGCGGGTGTCATAGCCGCGCTCGACCATCTTCGATGCGAAGTGGGAGGCGAGGTTGCGCTGATGATCGTTGGACTTCGGCAGCCATTCCTGGCGCTCGCAGATCACGCTGACGGTCGCGCACCAGATGCGGGGATCGAACAGAGAAAAGATGCGATCAGCATCGTCCGGCGACGAGTTGCCATCGTGGGCGCAGTAGTTGAAGAACGGCTTGCGACCGGTTGCGGCGTGCCAGCGCTCACCCTGCGCGGCAATCTCCGTCAGCGACAGCTTTGCCTTGAACGGGATCAGTGCGTCGCGCGCGGCATCCGTGGACTCGTGCACCGAGAATTGCAGACCGACCGTCGGCACGTCAACGCTCACGTCGATCACGGACTGATAGTCGACCCTCGGCGCCGAGGTGGAGATCAGGAGGGCAGCGTTCGGATACAACTCATGCAGGCGGCGGATGGCGGGCGCCAGCGCCTTCATGTTCAGCATCGGCTCGCCCATGCTCATGAACATGATCTGCAGGCGGCCCATGGTGGCGGGGTCGACGCCCGTATCCTCTAAGCAGCGCACCGGCTGCGCGACGATCTCCTCCGCGGTCAGCGAGCGCACGAAGTAATCGCCGGAGCCGCAGAAGCGGCAGCCGATCGGGCAGCCGGATTGCGTCGAGCAGCAGATAACAGTGCGCGTCTCGTAATTGGGGTAGCGGTACAGCACGGCCTCGACCACGCTATCGGCCTTCTCGAAGACGTACTTCGAGACGTTGCTGGCGTCGTCAGCGATGCGGCGGACGTTGCTCCAAACAGGTTCCAATCTTTGCTCCTTAGTGGCTCAGTGCGCGCTCAAGCCGCGCGATGTTCTTTTGCAAATCCACCAGCTTTGCTGTCACGCTGACGTACTCTTGGCGCATCTCGGCATAAAGTCCGGTGGCGTCTATGGTGGGTAGCAATTCCTGCCAGGCATGAAGCCACTTCGATTGCTCTCGCAGCATGGCGAGACGAATGCGGATCAAAACTCGCTTCATGGCATGGCTCCTTGCTTTGGCTACACGATCTGCGTCAGTTCGCAGGCGTATGGCAGCATCAGCGGGTGGGCCGGAGTGCCGTCGTCCAGCACGCGCAGGGCGTATGCCGGGATTCCGTGACCGCTCAGCACACCACGCACAAGGACCGGAGCGCCGAGACCGCGGGCATTGGCGCCCCAGGCCAGCACGACCTTGCCGCCGGCTTCGTGGGTGGTTCGCGCTACGTAGGTAATGGCGCCCAGGTTCTCAGGGCCAGTCGGCCAGCCCGCCGCCTTCAGGTCCGCAGGCTTCGTCGCGCGGAAGGCAAACAGGTTGACCACTTCGATTGCGCTGTGCCCGGTGCGCTGCGCGAAGCCGATGCACTTGCGAATCGTCGGGTCGTCCTGATAGGCGTCTGCCGTGCTCGGATTGAGCATCACGAACGCTAGGGTCGGCCCATCCGCCCAGCGGCGGCCCAAGCGGTAGCGGAATGTTCCGCAGTCGGAAATCGTGGCGGTGCGTTGCATGTCAGCTCCTGCTGATAGGTGTCATCTCGCCGCAGTGCCGGCACTTCGTCTTGCTGCGCTCGGCGAGGCGCTTCATCTCGTCCTGGTACGTCTCGCGGAAGCGGTGCCAGCGCGTCTCGACGCTTGCGAGTTGGCGCAGCACCCACATGGGGCTCAGCTTCTCGTTGCAGCCCTTGCAGATCACCGCGTCAAGCTTGTCGTCCAGAACGAACCCGGCACGGTGCTGGCACTCTCCGAACCGGTGGCCCACGTCTTGCAGATAGGGGCCTTCCTCGGCCGGCTGCTTCTTCGTGCCGGGGAACGACAGAACCGTGGGCTTCACTTCTTCGTCTAGGTTGATCGGCGGGAGGATCATGCCCAGCTCCCGTCGCGCACCACACGCAGGGCGCTACCCACGCGCCGCAGCAGCCATGCCGCGGTATCCACAGGGATCAGCACCAGGCTGACGACAGCCCAGCGCAGAATGAAGCCGGTAACGCATAGGGCGAGGAGGGTGCGTTTCATGCTGCTTCTCCAAACAGATCGGCCTGGCGCGAGGCCTCCGCGACCGCGGTTTCGATGACGCTCAATTCGTGAGCGATGCGCGCGCGGGCGATCTCCACGTACTCGGGCGTCATGTCGATGCCTACGAAGCGGAATCCCTCGCGCATGGCAGCCTTGCCCGTGCTGCCGCTACCCATGAATGGGTCCAGCACCAGGCCGCCGGGCGGCGTCACCAGACGGCACAGGTAGGCCATCAGGTCGGTGGGCTTTACCGTTGGATGGTTGTTCTTCACGGGCTCCGGCTGCCAGCCGTCGCGACGCGTGATGTGCTGGCCGCTGGTGTTACTGTTCATGCCGCCGGCGCGATCCGGAAGGGAATCGCAGCCCTCGTTGCGTTCGACGCGGCTCGCCTTGGCGCAATAGAAGAAACGCGCGGCGGTCTTGTCGACCTCAATTCGTGCGGCGTGCGGACGTGCAGCCGGCATGTCGCCAAAGATACCCTTCGACTTTCGCCCCTTGGATTGGCCATTCAAGTCGCCCTGCTGTCCCATTGCCTCCGGGAAAGCCTGTAGCACCTCGTCGCTGCCGTCATGGATGACATTGGCGGGCCACCGCCCGGACGGATCGCCGCCGCGCGGGCCGGGCTTCATGGCGAAATCAGTGCCGCCATCGGCCGTGTAACGTCGTTCTGCGCTAGCCTCCCCATCCCGGCCGTTGGGGTATTGCTTACCGTCACGCACATGCGACAGTAAGCCGCCGGCGCCGGCGCGCAGCGTCTCATCTGTCCCAATGCGGCACCCGTCGATGTTCAGTGCTCCGGTGCCATGTTCCGCCACATTCGCTGCCACGGTGCCGGCCAGCGGCTTGCGCGCGACACAGATCGGCTCGTGCGCCGGCTTCAGCGCGGTGCCAAGTCCCTCGGGAACCACCGGCAGACCGCACCTTCCACAAATCGGCCATGCTCTGCCAGCTTGTGGCTGCGATTGTCCGGCCACAATTCCAGATTGCTGCGCGCGTTGTTCAGTGGGTCGTGATCCACGTGATGCACCACTTCCGTCCGCGTCAGCAGATACCCGCACCACTTCGCCATGACCAGGCGATGCTCCATTACGTACCCATCCTTCCGGGCCATTGGCAGCATCCAATCCGGTGCGCGCAGATACCGAATGTCCTTGTAGTTGCCCTTTTTCTTGAACATCGTCACCCCACCCTTCCAGGCTGGGTTGTTTGCGCCCCTCAACGGGGTGAACGTCTTGCGAGCCAACACCCCTTTGTGGCCGTGCTTCGCCCACTCTGCGCCGCGAATCTTCCCATTGCACTGCCGACTGCAACTCGGCGTTGTTACCCGGGCAATCCGAGATGGCGCCAAGTGAAACAGCTTCCCGCATACCGTGCACGTCAGCGACGGAACCGATCGCTTGAGCGTGCGCCGATCTATCTTCGCATCCACAGAAAGCGCTCCCCCTTAGTTTGTTCAAGTTGTGACTTTTCGGAAATCCGCTCGCGTACAACCAAAAAATCTGGTCACGGATTTCAAAGCCCGCATCCTCGATTGCGCACACCATGCGGTGATACGTGCGCGAGCCGGAGAACGCCAGTAGATGGCCGCCCGGCTTCAGGACGCGCAGGGCTTCGGCCCATGTCTCAACGCGATTGGCTACATCGCCGCCATCCCACGTCATGCCCATGAATCCGGTCGTCGTGGCGCCTGCCCGCGAGCGCGAGTACGGGTTATCGTTTCCCTTGGTCGGGCCGCCCCCGTTGTTTGTCAGGTGGTACGGCGGATCGGTGACGATGGAATCGACTGAGCAATCAGCCATGCCGCGCATCTCCTCAACGCAGTCGCCCAGGTGGAGGGTGTACCGATCGCTCATGCAGCCCCCAAGAGCGGCGGGAGATGCGAGACCAGCAGCGCCTGCGTTTCCGCGACAAGCTCGGCCTCGTCAAATCCATAGACGGCAGCGAAGCGCTTGACACCAAGGCCATGCACGCCCGTATTGCCGCGGTGGTGTTCGGGGCAGAGAGGAATGCCATCACGATGGGCAGCACGCTGGCCCATGCCGGTGCCCTTGCGGGGGTGATGGACCTCTGCGGGGGTAGGGCCAAAGCCGAGCCGGCGGCAGACCGCGCAACCGAGCGAGGCCACAGCGCCGAGATACTGAGACTCGGCCACAGTCGGCTTCTTCTTGTTCTTGCGCTTGATCGGCGAGCGCCTCAGATCCGCTCGCGGCATTTCCTTGGCTTCGTCCGCTCGCGCTTGGATCGAAACGCGGCGATCGAGAGAGGAGGTGCGCTGGATCGGCGTGCGCTTCATCGTCTTGGCCGATGCCCTCATGGGGGTACGTCTAGTCAGCATGGCAGGCACTCAACTGCGACTTCGATGCGTCGATTGGTAAGCCAAGGCTGTCACGCTTGACCTTCTTGGCCCTTTCTTCGGCCGCTCGGAGCTTCTCGGCATCCTTGTCGTCAGCACGCTTGCGGAGGGCATCTCGCAACGCGATTTCGAAGGGAAATAGAGCCATCACAGCGAAACCCTCCGCGCACCAACTTCCCGATTCGGCTCAGACGCCACCCGATAGACGTGCTCCAGCGCCTCGGCCAGCTTCACGCGCGGTGTCTGCTTCTGGAGTTCATCGGTTGCATTCAGGCCAGCGCCGATCAGGCGGTATTCATCGCCAGACAGACCCCACACACCGGTGTCGTCCCCGCGCTTCCTGACAGAGCGCAGCGCTTCGAGGGCGCGATCTGCGACAGTCTGGTCCTCGTTGCAGTAGTACCAGTAGGCGAGGGTGCAGCCGAGATTCACGCGGGCCGTGATGGTGTGCCAACTGTTCTCATTGCCGTCGCGCTTGAGCAACTTGTCCAACTCGACGTGCGGAATCAGTTGGAGCTTCGTCTCATCGGAAGCGGGGAAGCGGTAGATCTTGGGAGTTGCCTTGGGGCCGCGCTGCTGGTTGTAGCGCGCCAAGGCTTGGATGTGGCGGCGGCTCATTGCTGAACCACCTGGTGTGCTTCGCGAAGCTGGATCTGCGCGTATTCAACAGCAGCCAAACCATCGATATCACCCCAGTTGACACGCTTTGCAGCGGCCGAGAGATAGCCGGTCAGGAGGAGGATAGATTCTTCACGCTTGCGCAGTCGGTCGATGAAGGCCATCTCCCGTGCTGTGCCGTAGGCGTATGCCGCAATTGGTGCGCTCATGTTCCCGCTTAGATTCGTCGTGGACAACGACAAATCTAAGCGAAAAACTTATACAGCGCAAGGAAAACTTATTGGAACTTACTCGATGTATTGGGGTGCCACCGGCCGGAGGGGTATGGTGAAGGTGATGGGGCTCACGTTGCGGGGTGCTGGGGCTCGGGATAGCGCGACAATGGCCAGCTCGATGCTCTGGAAGTCCTCGCCGTAGATGTCCCAAAAGAACCCTTGAGCCGGCCCCTTGCTGTAGCGCAGGAATGGCGGATGCTCCTTCCCGTTGTTGAATCGGATCTGGACTTCTGGCTTGGTTTCCGGGCTGGGGTAGCGGGGCATATAGTGCGGGATGATTTCGCACTGGGCGTGCCACGGCTGGTCTAGCAGCATCTCCGCCAGATTCGCGCCGCGAACCGGCACCTTCAGGTAGGAATCCGGCGGGCGGTGCGTTGCGTCGTGGGCCGCGCGCGCCTCGGCGTCCAGGCGGTCGAAGTGATGGAGAAGCTCGCGCAGATCCAGTCGGCGCACGAGGGTATTGTCCCTGCCTGAGCGGGGATCGGAGAGGGCCGCGCGTAGGCGGCCGAGGGCTTCTGCGAAGTTCATGCTGCTAGTTCCTCGAACAGATCTCGGGTGAATGGGTCGCGCTCCGGCGGGATTGGCTGGCCCGCCTGCACAAAAGCCGTACAGCACGGTTGCCCGTCCTTGCCGTAGATCCATTCCTTGGGGTATTCGTCATCCTCGGGCTTGTGGGCCATCGTGTTCGCGATGATCCCGCAGACCTCGTTGTCGTCGCATTCATCGAAGTCGTCACCCTCGCGCATGGAGCGATCGCGCGCGCACTGGCGGCACCAGGCCTCGAAGAAGCATTCGCCTTCGGTGCCGTTGCTCGGCTGGTACTTCTGGCCGGCGCGCTCCAGAAGCATCTTGGCGAACGAGTCGGGGTAGATGGCTTGGGTGTTCATGCTGTCGGGCTCCAGCCTGGCACATTCAACCGCACCACAGTCCGCAGGCAATCCACCGCGACCGGCAGCGATTCGTGCAGCATCGTGACATTCCCGGCGTAGGCGTGGCCGGCATGGAAGCGGATTTCCTCCATTCCCGCCACGTCGATGTGACTGCAGTCTCCGCCTTCCGCCGGCATGCCCTCGAACTCACCGACCATGGCGCGGCAGGCGGACACGTCGGAGGCGAGGATGATGGCTTCGGACGGCCAGTGAACGCCCTCACGGCTGGTGGTCCATTTGAATCCATGGTCCCCGCCGGAGGAGTGGATATGCCTCGGGGGTCGCACGCTGTGATGAGGTGTGTCAGGCCGATGCGGCCCATGCGCGTGCACACCGGGGTTCCAGTAGCCATCGATGTGCAGGCCAGGCCGGCGGTGCGGATTGCCAGCGCGCACGGCGCCTTGGTCGACCATGAGATAGATCGGACCATCGGTGTCAACGCCGTCCAGCATGGCGTCTACGGTCGACTGCCAGCGGCTCAAGTCTGCCGGCAACCCATCGGCCTTGCGGAATTCGCGCATGTAGACGCGCTCGCCGATGTGGGCGGGGAAGGGCACGCGGCCGCGCTGTTGGGCAATGCTCTGGATCACGAATTTCTCCTTAATGTGCCTGCCGCCACGCCTCGACATCCGAGGCACTGGCAACAGCGTTCTGCATCGGGTGCGTGCAATCGCCCAGCCAAAACCACACCCCATCCGAATAGCCGCGGCGGGCGTGGCCTCGGATGATTGCCTCAACGGCTATGCCGAAGGGCGGCTTGCCTGGCTCCCAGTCTTCTTGGCGGGGGTCGGTGGTCATGCGGTGAACAGGTCAGGCTGCTCGTGTGGCTGCTGCTGTGCCGGCTTGTCGGCCAGCGCCTCAATGGCAAACTCCGTAGCCAGCCACCAGAAGCGGTGCGGGCCGATCGTGCCGTTCTTCAGCAGCTCGCAGGCCTTGGCGAAGGCGTCGTCCTCGCCGGCGAGGTGCAGCTTCAGTTCGGGCCCGGTCATGAAGTGCGCGGTCACAGGGCGCCTCCAGTCACGTCGATGGCGAACACCTGCACCGGGTCCGGCCCGAAGTGCTCATGGGTGATGGTCTCCAGCTCGTAGCCGCGCCACGGAACCACTAGTCGGCGCTCCGCGTCGTCGGCTTTGGGATAGCCGCGCGTCAGCACGATCCGGTCATAGGTCCGGCCTTCCAGGCGCTTGCGCCAGTAGGCCGTCACCAGGCGGTACTCGCGCGGCTTGGTGCCAGCCTTGATCTGGTCGAAGTAGATGCCCTTCACGGGAATTGTCAGCGTCTGCATCACACCTCCCTATCCCCATCCCCGCTACCCGAGAGTGCGCAGGGCGGGGCGGCGAGATAGAACTTTGTTCCCACCGGATATTTCGATGGGGACTCGCGCCAAACTACGTGCTTATTTCCGCGCTCCTCCTGAATCCACGCGATAGGCTCAACTTGGCATGTTGTAGATTTCTTTCCCTTGCATGCCAAGCAAGGAATCAGCGCGCCATCACGGCCATCTGACGTTCCAGTCCCGTTGCACTCTCTACATTTCTCGCGCTCTGCTGAATTCGTGCGCAATGCATTAAGCGCAATGCAGCGGGCCTCATACATCGCACTAGACATTTCACCAACAGTTGCCTCGTAGCTATACAAATCAGCAATAGTTTCCAGCGCATCTTTCAGCTTGATCAGTGGCGCCGCTGCGGGCTGGGGTGCGGCGCGATTCTCCATCCAGTCTGCGACCAGTTCGGGCAGGGCGTCATCGGCGGTCTGGCTAATGCCAAGGATGTCGCGCACCGCAACATCGACATTCGTCAGCGTGCTTGCCAGCGAGTCGCAGGCGCTCTCCAGTTCGCGGATGCGGGCGATCAGGGCGAGTAGCTGCGTGGCGTGAACCGGCAGGCAGATATTGCCGACGCCCTTCAGAGATGCCTCCAGCGTATCCAGATCCAGCTTGTCAGTCGTGGTCATTTCCCGAATCCTTTTCGTGCATTCCGCCATTTCCTAACGAGAACAGCGGTGCGAATCCATCTATCGCCCCACACACTGCCTCGCACGCCGAATGTGAGTGTCCATTCCCACGTGTGCCGGCGCTTACGCATCCGCATTGCTCTCTCCCTCCTTGGCGCGCAGGGCGGCGTCGATGGCCGCGCACATGTCTTCGGTAAACGGTGCTCGCCCGTTGTGCGGGTAGCGGGTGCGGTCGCCGCAATGCATGCATCGATAGATGCCATCAAAGTGCACGCATTCGTACTGATGATCGCAGTAGCTCGGATCTGTTCTCATGCATCCCTCGCATCGTCTGCGCCGGTAGCGGGCGGCGTGGCGACGAGACCGCGCACGATGGCTGCAATCTGCTCAACTCGCGTATCGTCTTCCGCTGACACGTCCAATCGACCAAGTAGAAGCAACGCATTGTTTGCCTCCGCACTCGCCGTCCACCCCTTCTGCACATGGCATTGCGGGGCGGCGGTGTAGAGAGGCACCGTGAAATATTGGTCGGCATCGCGGCAAGCTGGCACGCTTTTCATGCGTTCAGCCAGATGCCGAGCATTGGCATATGCCACCGGCTCGCTCGCCCCTGCCGTGTCACCCTGTAAGGATTCCGCGAGGGGTGCGGCGAGGGCACGAATCTCATCGGCAAGTTCTAGAAGATGCCAGTGGTAGATTTGCATGTCTTCATTGCCGAATGAGAGCGATCCCATATCGTCTTTCCCAAACTCCCGTGCATAGTCATCGGCTTTTTTCTGTATAAACTCTGCCGCTTGCTTCAGCCCCACCATCTCGCGCGCTTGCTCCTGGCCGGCGGCGATGGGGGCGGCGAGGATGGCTTTCAGCGTATTGACAACGATAGGCCAGCCAGGGGGCTGACTTTTAAGCACACAGTCAATCGCTGTTTGCACACAGCCCTTTTCCATGTCGCTCATCGCCCCCGCTTCCCCGCTGGCTGGTGCTGCGCGACCGCCGGTGGGGTCGGTCGGGTCGATGGGGTAGAAGCCTTCCTCGAGATACTCGGCAAGAGATACCGCCAGAACGTGACGCGCGTTCAGCTTCTTGTTGTGGTCCTCGAAGGTGCCAGGCGCGCGCACTTCCAGAACCAGTTCGTCGTCATAGCCCATGGACTCAGCAGCACGTACCAGTTCGTTCGCCAAGGAGCTAAGCACCTTCCCCGTCACGGGCCAAAGGATGCGCTTGGGCTCGCTCGCTGGTGCGGCGACAGGTGCCGCAGGGGCGGCGCCGAGGCCGATACGCAAGTCGTGCGCGATGTTCTGGGCTTTCTCCTCCGTCACGCCGTCGAAGTATTGGCGCAGAACGTAATGCACCGCCTCATCTGACAGTTGGGAGAGGGCGGCGGCCGGCGCCGGCATTGCTGCCGCAATCGCCCGGCACAGCTTTTCGGCCGCAGTTGGGTGTGGCGTGACGTCGAATAGCTGCACGCACAGTCGGATGGCGATGTCGCGCATCTTCGGAGTGATTTGTGGCACTTGCTCGTTCATTGCAGGCTCCCGCGCAGTGCCTTGATCCAGGCGTTCCGCTTCTCCGTGCGCTCCACTTCTGCGGCGTGCTCGCGGTCGTGGTAGGCGATGCTGCGCCCGGCTTTCTCGATCTGCGCCGCGAGCCATTGCTCGCCGTCTACGCGCTGGGGTTCGTCAATGCAGTCCATGCAATCCCACTTGATGGATTCATTGATCTGCGTGCTCATGAACTCAGCGAATCCCGTGTGGTCGGGAGTGGGAGGCTCCCAGGCGTTCACCTGGTCCAGCATGGCCTGATACTTGGCGCGGAGATCCTCGTTCTCTTGAAGATGCTTGGCGCGTCGGGCGAGTTCAGCCAAATAAGCGGCCTCATTCTCCTTCTCAGCCTCGTCCAGCGACAGCGCGCGAAGCCTGGCAAGATCCTGCCGCGCCTCCTCGGCCCGCTTAAGGTGGTAGTCGGACGGTTCGAAGCGTTCCGGAATCGGCGCGTCGAAGGGCTCATCCCGCATCAGGACCAGCGCGCCCATGGCCCGCGCGCAGCGAAGGGCAAACTGTTGGAAGGTGATGCCATCCTTGATGGAGGCTGTGTATCCGCTTGGCATATGGTTCCTCGGTATAAAAAGGCAGCGCGCTGGCCGGGTGGTAGCGCGCCGCAAAACTTGTCAGGGTCGCCGCATCAACCTCTTCGCAAACCGGTAGTTGGCATAGGCGCCAACAGCCATGGCGGCAAAGAAGCCGGCGAGGGTGATGAGTGGGGCGATGCAAGTCATGCCGCCTTCCTCAACGCGTCGCCGCGCCTGGCCTGCTGATGCGCCTTGAGCGCTGCCTTGTAACTCGCCTTGGCTTCCTTCTTTGTTGGCGCCCAATCGCCTTGCACGTCCCTGCCGCCGGGGATGCCGTAGTACGAATCCCATCCAGCGCAGCGGAACATGCGGTACTCGTAGCACTCGTATCCCCACCGGCCGCGCGGTCTGTTGTGAGCGCGCCGAGACTCGAACTCCGGCAGGCGGATGCCGCACAAGAACTCGCCGAACGAGTCGCCCGCGCACCCGTCGGCGCGCAGGTATTCCTCGTAGCGCGTCGGCTTCTTCGGCTCCGGCAGGGAGGCGATCGCCAACGCGCGGCCGGCTTCCGTGACCATGAACACCACGCTATCGGCGGGGATGAAGCTCGGCGTGCGACCGCGCCCCATCAGGCCGGCGGCCTCCAGTTGCTCAAGGTCTTTCTGGTCATGGTGGCCCGGGCCGGCGACGAAGTGATTGCGATGCGGCTCGCGCTGCCACTCGGACACGCCGATGGTGTGCTGCAGCAGTCCGATCTGCTTTGAGGTCGGCGTCATCACGCGGGGCTCCCAAGGTGCTCGACGGCCATGGCGTAGATGGCCTTGATCGTGGTCCAGCTCACAGGAATGCGGATCTCGACCGTGCCGCTGCCTTCGCAAACACCGCAGTCATCCTCCTCAACATCGCCACCGCAAGCCGGGCAGGCCGAGCTAAACGTCTCGTGGAACTCGCCGCTCAGCAGGGCCTTGGCGCCGTTCTCTGCGGTGAGGGCGGAGGGCATCAGGACTTTCTGTTCTGACATGGTGGCCCCTTAGCGCGCGACGCGTAGCGTCGCCCCAGTCCTCGACTCGATCTTCTTTTGTGAGTGCGCTACGAGTGCATAACCATATCCGTCACCGCGCTGAAGGATAGAACAGTACTTATGTGAGATGCCTTGCACGGCTCCCCCTATGGTTTGGATGTTGAATTTGCCGGTGGCCCGGATCGCAACCCTACCGACGTGTGTGCCGGCCCTCTTTCCCGCCGGGACTTCGGCCTTAACCATGTCGCCCGTCTGGAACCCGAACGCGCGTTTGCTGCGCATCAGGTAGCCGCGAGGGAACCCGTTTGCGGTCAGCCGGGTGCGCTGGTAACTGCCGCGCCCCGTGCATTTGATGCAGAGCGTAGGGCGTTGCCAGCCCAAGATTGCCTGCACCTCTCCAACGCACGCCGCGTCAAGCGCGTGGGCCTTCGGGATGTCAAGACGTCGGCGGTTGTACTTTGTTTGGGCGCCGGAACCGGTCTCGACTGGGAGGCTCGTGGCTTTAAGCGCATCAAGCAAGGCGAAGCGGGTGACATTGACTGCGGCAGCATCGCGCAGTGGTGCCTTCATGTGCGCCCGGATTCGCCTGACCCTCTGCGGGTCATTGTGTAGGAATACCTCGAGTGGCAAAGCGCCTTTCTTTTGGTTGCAGGGCCGGCAGGCCAGCGTCAGATTCGAGACCCGGTTGGACCCGTTGTTGGCGCGGGCGTCGATGTGCTCGATTTCGAGCGGTCGGTCCTTCGCGTCACAATATGCACAGATTCGCCCGAATTTTTCGAGAAGGTACTCGCGCAGTTCGTAGCCCTGAAGCGTCCCCTGCTGATATTGGATCCCTGAGATTTCCGGATGCTGCATCGCCTGCATGTCGAAGCGCACCAACTCCGTGCTGAGGGCCGTGATTGGCGCTAGCGCGCGAAAGCGGGAAACCCACGACACGGTGGTCTCGACGCGGTGGCGCAGGCTGGGCGCCAGCCACCCCTTGGGCTTGCGGCGATTGTGAAACCGAGATGCGCGGTAGCGCGTCTTTCGCCCGCGACGGGCCTGGCGCATCGAGCGTCGTGCGAGCAATGCCTCGCTGATCTGCCGGCCACGGTGAAGGATCTCGGCCAGCGACAGCACGATGGCGTGCCGGATGCCATTCACGTCAGTTGTCTCACGAACGAGGGCGACGCCCGTTCCCTTACTCCCCGGATCCAGCTTGAGACGCAACGGCTGGAACTCGCTGTCAGCCACGCGTCCATCAATCAGCCGAATGGCGAACGGCATCAGGCGGTGCACCCGTGCGCGCCCGCGCTCGAGCAACAACCGCGCTCGCTTCTCGGTGCAAGGCATTAACGGCTTGCCGTGCTTGTCCAACACAAAGACTGCCATGGCAATCTCTCCAAAATAGGCGCCCTTACGGGCCTGGTTACGCGCCCCTTGCGGGGCGTCTCCCTTCGGCAATGTTGCGAACCGGCGATCTGCCCCGATCCGTTTCGTGCTTACCCTGTCGCTTGTCTGCAACCGGGGCTTCGAGAGGTTGGGACTAAGGAAGCATCCCAACGTCGGTCTTGCACCTATTCGCAACGTAGCGGGCTGTTTACCGCTCTGCCTGGTCAACCCGAGCTTGTTGGTTGCCCTTCAAGCTCCAACCTTCAGGCGGGGGTAGTTGACGCTCGGATCTCGGTGTTGGTGGTCTGGCGCGGAATCCAGAACGCGGCGACGTCCGGGGCGCTACGTCGGTACACCGCCCGGCGGCGGGCGTTATCCGCGTTGCGCGCAGCCTCTGCGTGCTTCTTGCGCCAGTAGGCGTATTGCTTCTCAGTGCCGCGCGGCATGGCCTTCGGTGCAGGCCCAAGGGCGTAGAGGAACTTCGGGTATCCGTCGCGAATCTCCCGCTCGGAAACATGGATCCGGTCCGCGTCGATGAGGTGGTCCAGACGCAGCTTTACGTTGTGCGGATGGATGCCGGTCACATTCGAAATCTCGGCCACCTCGCGCTCGCCATCGACCAGCGCAGCGAGGACCGGCGTCAGCGACAGCTCTTGGAAGTTGCGGGTCGCGCCCACTGCCTCGCCGCGGGCGCGGGTGAATTGGGCGCCGTAGTTGTGGGGCACGCCCTCTGGTGGTGGGCCATAGGCGAAAACGACGCGCGGACTGGGGCTGGCAGCCTCCCGGCGGATCACGGCGCGGCAAATGTGAGCTTTGCCCTGGGCGATCAATACTTTCACATAGCGAGAGCGGACGTGCTCGGGGATGATGCAAACGTGGTCGGCGATTTCATAGATGGTTCGATCGCCCGTGCGTAGCAGCGCGAGAATGGCATCCATGCGCCGCAATGTGAGTTGTCTGCTAGGAGGGTTCATGTCAGCTAATCCCCATCTTTCTGGACTCCATGCAGCGGTGCCAGTGCGTAAAGGTGTCCGGCTTCCACTCCGTCCCGCACCAGTCGGGCTGGTAGGGTGATTTGACCGGCTCCGGCTTGCGTTCGACTGCGCGGTACTTGTCGTCCACGCGCTCGACGTCGCCGCGCAGGACCAGGGCATCAAGCGCCGCCAGCAGGTCCTCCGCGTAGAAACCGGAGAGCCTCATCAGCTCGGGGCGCCGGACAGGCTTGCCGAGTTCGCGGAGCAGGTCGAGGAGGTGTTGTTCGTTCATGTGGTCTCCACGGGCGCCAGAGGTGGAGGGTTCCGGCGCCCCATGGCTCTATCGACGGTTGGCCTTCTTGCGAGCCCAGGGCTTTCCTTGGCGCTTCGGCTGGGAGGGGGCCGAAGGCTGGAAGTCCACGGGATCGCCGTAGGGATCGCCTGCGCGACGGCACTGGCCCGGTGCTGCGTAGGCCGGCGACGTAAGCGACGCGGCGAATGCCATCGCGGCGGTGAGGAGGGTGAGCTTTCTCACGCTGTGGCTCATGCTGCGACCGAGGCGTTCTCAACGATGATCCGGCGCTCCGCGCTGCGCTCGGGCTCGGTGAGGCCCTTGTAGATCTGCTTCGTTTGCGCATAGACGTGTTTAGCCGCCTGCGACAGTGGCTTGGCCCCGTCCGTGCCCTCGCGCGCCAGAGCGCGGAGCTGCTTCGCTTTCTTTCCGTTCATGGGTTCTCCGACAAAGGCGCCGAGGGAGTTCGGCGCGTGGCTGAATTTCTGAAAAACGACTCAGCCAGTTTAAGAAACAAAGTTATACAGCGCAAGCAAAACTTATTCACCGGCTCAAAAAAATGAGCCGGCGGCTCTCGCTGCTGGTCGCTGGCGCCCTTCGTCTAAAAAGGGATTTGGTCGTCGTCCATGCCCTCGAACCCGTTGTCCTGCGGCGGGGCTTGTCGACGCTGGCCACCTTGCGGTGCCTGCTGGCGCTGCTGGCCGGCGGCTTGACGCTGCTGGCCCTGCTGCTGCGGTCGCTGTTGCTGCCCGCCGGATCCGCCGTCATCATCGCCGCCCTGGCGCGAGCCCAGCATCTTCATGACATCGGCGCGGATCTCGGTGCTGTACTTATCCTGGCCGTTCTGATCCTGCCACTTGCGCGTCCGGATGGACCCTTCGACGTAGACCTGCGAACCCTTCTTCAGGTATTGGCCGGCGATCTCAGCCAGTTTTCCAAAGAAGTTCACGCGGATCCATTCGGTATGTTCGCGCGCCTCACCGGTCTGCTTGTCCTTGTAGCGATCGGTCATCGCCAGGCTAACGTTGGTCACGGCGTCACCGCTGGGCAAGTACCGAGTTTCAGGGTCGGCACCGCAATTTCCTACGAGGATGCATTTGTTTACTGATGCCACTTTCACTTCTCCTTTCTAACGAAACCTTGCTCGCGCATAAAATCGTCCAACTGCATGTCGCGGAGCTTGGCAAGCGTGAACAGGGGAATGCATCCATAGGCCAGCTCGACCAAGAGCGTCACGTCCTTCGTCATCTCGGCTCCGGTCTCGTAGCGGCTGCCTCGCTGCTGGCTAACGCCGATGCGTCCCCAAAACAATGTCTGCGATAGTTCTGCCTTGTGGCGCAGCCTACGCAGACGCTGCGCCCCCGGTGCGGTGCCCATGGTCAGGCCCTTAGCCGAAGCGGCGAGCCGAGACCGTGCCGGCATCCCACACGCGGATACCCGGGATGTTGGTCGCTTCCTTCATGGCCTTGACGACCTGGCCAATCTTCTTCTCGTCCACCATCAGGAACTCGCGCGGGATCAGGCTCGGGTCCGTCACTTCGAATTGCCAGTTGGCCTTGATGCTCACGCCCTTGACCTTGGCGGCTTCGATGCGGACCACGGGCGCGACGGTGGTGGCGGCGAGCTCGCGCAGATCCTCAGCCTTCTCGACCTTGCCGGAGGCCTCGGCCCGCTCGGCGCGCTGCTGGATCTTGGCGCGCTCCGCGGCGGCAGCGGCATCGGCCTTGCGCTGGGCCTCGGCAGCTTCAGCCTGCTTCTTGCGGGTGTAGACCAGCATGCCGTTGTTGATGAAGACCTTGCCCTCGGTGAGGCGCTCGATTGCCGGGCTGAACAGAGCCATCACGGCCTTCTTGGCGGCGTCCATCGGGCGGGTGATGGCCATGCGCTTTTCTTCGAGCGCCGAGATCTTGGTGCTGATGTCCTGCAGTTCCTTGCCGGCGAACTCGAACATCTCATCGCTGTCAATCACCATGGCATGCGCGATTTCGTGCGAGGCATTGGCATCGGCCAGCAGATCGTCAGCCTTCGGGGCGGTCAGGGTGGCGAGGGATTTAAGCAGTTCCATGATTTTTCTTCCAGTTGTGGAGGTTCAGTAGGGCGACGAAGGTGTTCCAGTCGCTTTCTTCCTTGAACGGCACGAGACGGTAGGTGCCGTTGTTCTTCAGTTGCACAACCCCGCGGTGAACCTTGCGGGCGCTCTTGTAAATCTCGTCGTTCTCGCGGGCCGCCTTCTCGTAGGCTGCGAGCTGGACCCCAGCCGCATGAGACACGACGCTGGTGGTCTTGATGTCGATCAGCCAGCGCTTGCCGCTCATCACGCCGCCGCGGTCGATGGTCCCGGCGTAGTGCAGGGTGGGGTGGAAGACCTTGCGCTCGATGAAGTCGATCTCGAACCCCGATTCCGCGCGAAACTTCTTCCACGCATCGAGGTACGGCACCCACTCCGGCTCCAGGCTGCTTTCGTCCAGGTCGTTCTGGTCGTACAGCTCGGTAGCCAGGTGAACCGCAGTGCCGCGATCCGCCGCCGCTTGCAGCAAGTCCTCCGGGACCATGGCGAAGTTGTAGAGCGCAGTGTCCAGCAGTTGCGTGACGCTCGGCACTTCCTTGCCTTGGAACCGATAGGTATGCGTCGGCTCATCGAACGTGAGGCCCGGATAGATCACGCTTCCTCCTCCAGCCGCTCGTGGGCGTGCTTGCTGCGGATCTCGCGGGCGAAGAAGGAGCCCTTCGACTCCGCCTCGTGGAAGCCCTTCATGGTCTTTGCCGACACGCCCGAGTAGGCGTAGTGCGTGCCGCTGGAGAACTTCACCGTGAACACCTGCTTGGCGGGGTCATAGTGGTAGCCGGCCAGGTTGGAGGACGAGACGGGCGTGATGGTCGGGATCTTGGTCTTGCTGGTGGTCATGGCATTACTCCTGCGGGTTGGCGATCCATGCGAGCAGGCCGTTCACCTGCACGATGGTCAGTCTCTCGAAGGCGTCGACGCCGGCGCGCTTCATGAGATCGGCTTCGGTGAGGTTGCCCTGCTTGGCCTTCACCCGGAGCAGGCCCAGCATGCCGGCCGTGGCCACCGGGCTTGCGTCGGCGGACTTCTCCGGCGCGGGCTGACGGCGCGCGGGCTGGGCGGTGGGCTTCGCCTCGGCCTGCGGTTGCGATTCCGTGAAGGGCACGTCGGTGACTTCGTGCTTCGGCTCCGGGTCCATCTGCAGTTCGGCCTGCTGAACTTCCGACTTACGACGGGGCAGCGGCTTGCTGGCGCGCGGCTCGTCACCGGCTTCGTGCTCGCCGTCGCCACGGCCGCTCATCGCCTGATAGGAATCCAGGTCGATAACGCGACCTTCCATTTCCTCGGCGGTGGGCAGGGCACCCACTTCGGGAAAGGCCTTGCGCAACGCCTGGCTCTCGGCGACCTTGGCGAGCTGCCCGCGCACCCGCTTGCGCCACATCTCGTTCGGTGCATCCGTGTCGCGGCCGGAGGTGGCGTAGTTCTCCAGCCAGTACTCCACCGCCGTGAAGTCGCAGATGACGCCGGCCACGATCTTGCGGACGGTGATCTTGCACCAGGCGGGGTAGGTGAGTTCCTCATCAACCCAGCGGGAGCTGCTCTTGCCCGTGGTGGGGTTTTCCTCCCACACCTTGCGGCGGTACCCAAGGATCTCGTTCGGCCCGAACTCCGGCTCGGTCATGCCCGCATAGCAGCCGGTGCGCGCAGCCATCGTGCGGTACAAGCCAATGCCCGGCAGGATCACGTCGCGCTTGTCGTACGAATCGCGCCCCCGGGCATCCTTCGCGCCCTTCACGGACACCTGCATGATGTGGACCGGCTTGAGGAGCGGGTCGAGCCCTTGGGCCTGGCAGTACTCGTAGGCCATGACGACGCTTTCCGGCTTGGCGCCCGGATAGAGCGAGTCGCCCATGACCTTGAGCGCGAGGGCACGGCGCTCCTCGGCGGGCAGGGCCAGCGCACCGGTGGCGGCGCTGATCGGCGTGACGTTGCCGAGTGTTTGTGTTGCGGTAGCTGCTTGCATGATTGCCTCAGTGGATTCTGACCATCTCAGGCTCGCCATTCGCAAGCCAGTGGCCGGTGAGTCGGTATCCCTGCGCCTTCAACTGGCGCACCCAATCGTCAAAGTAGGGGTCTTCTGTCACATGCTTCGCGCCAGGCTGGCGGCCTCCCGTTCGCTTCGTTCATCCAGGTGCTGGGCCAGAAGGGCGGCGGCGATGATGAAGACGATGACGCCGACTACCTTGAGGGTTTCGATCAGGCGGGGCATGAGTTCTTCTCCCCTTGATTCCGCCGGCTTGCGCAGGCCTCTACCACTCTCTGGCACTGGTCGACATCGAACCATCCGATGTGGCACTCACCGACGTTGACAATGCCCAGCGCCTGGGCGAGCCACGCATAGGCTTCGCTGCGCGTCATGGCCTTGGCTTGCCAAAGCGGGTTGAATGCCGCCTTGGCACGCTTGCGGGCCTCGCGCGTCGGGCCATCGGCCAGCGTGCCCAGCGGGATGCCGGTTAACGGGTGCATGCCCACGTAGGAATCGCAGAACTTCCCCGTGCACATGAACGCCCAAGGCCACTCGCCATACTCCCGCCCGTAGATCAGCGCATTGCTGACGATCTCCACGGAAGCACCGCAGTGCGGGCAGGTGACGGGCGCCGGCAATGGGTTCTTGACGCGAGCAATGGCGCTGCGCGAGGGGTTCCACGGCGTCTTCGCACCGCTGGCCTTGTCGAAGGCATCGGCAATGGCGTGATTCATGCCGACACCTCCGCAGGCGTGCATTCGATGGCAGTGAGGCGCGACACCTCCTCCCGGATTTCCGCGACACGTCTCGCCAGGTGCGCACGTATCGTGATCTCCTCCTTCTCGAGCGCAGCAATGCGCGCAGTGCGATAGTCCAGTGCGGTGTCGGGGATCTCCACCGCGAACGTCACTGGCTTGACCATGACGTAGGTAGTGTTCTTGCTATTCAGGCCCGACATGTCTTCGCTGCTGAAGAACTCGTATTGCGGCGCCTCGGGCTTCCACGAACTGATACGTGCGTGGATGAAGCCCTTGATTTCAATGGTCTTGGGCATGGCATCAGTCCTCGTAAGCCATTTCGCGGCGCTCGTTCAGCGCTTCACGCTCGGCATCGGAATCCGGTTCCGCAGCTCCATCGTCATAGGCCTCTTCAGCCTTGGTCTTGCAGTAGGCAAGCCAGTAGTTCGAAACGGCGGCGCGAACTGCCGTGCCGAGTGCCGCGTTATCGCTGCCAGCGAAGGCCGCCAGCACCGCGGCGCGATCCGGTGATTTCGGCGAGTTCATGACCTCGCTCAAGGCCTCATCGATGGCGTCCGGATTGAGCGGCTGCATTTGAGTCAGCATCGATTCGGCTTCCTTCTCGGCCCATGTCGTGCGGCGATATTCCTTGCCCTCCTCCCGGAGGTAGGCAGCTAAGTACTGCGAATTTGCGCAGGGCGCAGTGTTCAGATGCATGGCGATCTCCAGTCCTTCGCGTGCCGTTCGGGCTGCACGCTTACCCGTTACGAGTATCTTATTCAAAATAAGTTACGCATGCAAGGAAAACTTATTCGAGAAATGCGGGCGGCTGCGTGCGATAGCGCACGGATGGGCGCGCTCGGCGCCCGGCGGTCAATCAGTGGAGGAGGTCAGTGCTTGCGGATCCGCCCAGCAGGCGTTGCAGCCAGGCGCGGTCGAACTCGTTGCGCGCGCGGATATAGGGCCGCACGCTGGTCTGGAGGTCGGAGAGGATCTGCTGCGCATCATCGAGCCGGTCGGCGGGCAGGTTGCGGATCGTCACGCGCACGCCGAGCTGCTCGCGCAGGTGAGCCCAAATGGCGCGGCTGGTGGATTCTTTCCTGCCGAAGTAGCCCGCGAGGAGATGGACGCGCCCTTCAAGATTCTTGTAGTCGGACGGCTTGATGGGGTGGGCCGGTTGGGGCTCGGGGTGGGTGATGCGGGGAAGTTGGGAGGGCAGGGTGTAGCTGCCGGTCTTGCGGATGGAGGGGATGACTTCGGAGGTCACCCACTTACGGAAGCGCCTCGCTTCTGGCTTGCGGCTGCGAATGACGAGGGCATAGAGGCCTGACTCGTTTATGATGGACAGTACTTGCTCGCCACCAAGGGTGCTCAGAATGTGAGTACCCTTTTCATCCTCGTCCAGGAGACGCGTCGCATTGAAGGCGTCGCGGTACCCGAGGATCCTGCAAACGTCGGTTGCAGCAAACCACGGCTCGCCATCAACGATGACAACGCGGACTGAATTAGATTCTTGGAAATTGAACGACAGGAGGGACGGTGCCGGCATGATGGGCTCCAACTAAGCGGTTTTGATTCCGCCGCCCCGCGACCAAACGGGGTGGTGGACCGAAACGGGGTTGGTCGACCGGTAGTTGGCACCGGCACACCCTTGCGGGTGTCCCCGCCCGGCCCACCATAGGAGATGATGCCAAGCGATCGCAAACAAAAAAGCCGCATGCAATTTCGGCGCGGCTTTGTTAGTTGCGCCAACTGTTCCGGACGACCAAGCCCGTATCACCTTTGTCTCAGTGATGATGGGAATCTTAGACCCGCCGGAACACACTGTCAATGATGCGTGAATATCTTACTCAGTACAAGTAAAACTTACGATCCACCAAGCAAAACTTGGTTGCAAATTCCACCCAGTCGGAGGGATTTACCGCTCGGACGTGGGATATATGATTCAGCGCACGAGCCAACAACAGGGAGCGAACAATGGCCGCGAGATGGATTGCCGGCGCGCTGGCCGCGCTGATTGCGAGCTGTGCCGCGGCGGCCGGGCCGACAGAGGATGCCCAGTTCGGCCTGGCGTTTGCCAAGCAGACGAAGACCCAGCGGGTGCGCGCAACGGGAGAGCAGATTGATCGCTTCTGCAATCCCTACATTCAGATGCCGGCCCGGCTCGCCGCCGTCTGCTCTGTCTATGCGGTTGAGCGATCCGGCGACGACCCGGCGGTGTACGTGAATATCACCAACCTCGCTCTCAAGTCGCTGTGGCAGGTTACCGAGGCACTGGATCGCAAGGCGATTTCAGAAGACCGCGCCAAGGACGCCATCATTGCCATTCTTGATCGTCGAGACGAGGCGAGGATGAGGGTAGAGGTGTCGCGCTCCAGCTCGGGCCCAGCATGGCCGATGCCCTATGACAGTTCGCCATCTGGCTGGATGCCATCCCGGGCGCACGCCGCGCCCAGCGCCCCGGTGCGCACCAGGTGCGATCGCGTGCCGTTCTCGGTGACGGGCACGGTCAATTGCGTGACGGAATAGGGTAGAGGGGCCGGCACTGATCCCCGGCATACCAGAAGGCCAACAAGCCGCACGCGACTTTCCCATCTGGATTGGGTGTTGGCCATATAGCGCATCAGCACTGCGCATTCCCTCGTGTTTGGCGGCTGGCGGTTTTACGGCCGACTCCGGCAACGGCTGCGCTGCAGGCGCACCAGTCGCCAAACATGAAGGGCCTGGGCGTCCCCAGGCTTACCGCTACTCTCGGCCTCTCTTTGCTATCCAACTCCGGGTTGGCCTCTTGTGGAGGGGCGCGCGGTTTTTTCACGAGATTTACCGCGCCTTTCCTAGATCACCCGAGGCTCACACCGTCATGTGAGCGGCAGGCAATGTGGTGGGTGCTGCAGGATTCCCACCCGCGGCTGCGACCAAGGTTTAAGGGCGCGGCCCTGCTTTCGCACCTTGATCGCTGCTGTCGTAACGCACCCTCACGTCATGGCGACTGGTGCCACTTTAACTACAGTGCCCGGGGTGCGCTGATCTGCACCAATCGCCATGCGTGAAGGTGCCGGTACTGTTCCCGGCTGTCAGCATCAAGCGTTGGCGCGCTCTCCGCATTCCGCCAGACACGTACGGCTTGCGGAGTCGCCGTCTAACCTCCCATCACTTTGCCCGGTGATGGCCTGCCGTATCCTTGCAGGTTGGAGCGGGTGCGATTATTGAGGGAATCCGCTCTCGCGGCGGCAGTAAGCACGGCTTCTGTCCGGCATCCCATGCCGGCGCCGCATTAGCTTTTGGCCCACGGCGTTGTGCGCGCTTCCTGGCTGTCACCCTCAAGCATGGATGCTGGGCGCTACTCCAGCTGTCCGAGCATTCCGGCGGTGATCAGCCGCCCGCTATCCATGTTTCAGGGTGCCGGTCTCTCCCGGCTGTCACGGCATCTGCCTTCCGTCCTCGGCGCCTCATCGTTTTTGCGATCCCATCGTTTGTTCGCGGCATTTGGTGCTCCTCCCCGCGCTACTCCTGTCCATCGCGCAACGTCTATCGGCTCGTCACTACTGCAATGCTGGCGGGATGTGCGGGACTCGAACCCGCGGCCTCCGGCGTGACAGGCCGGCGATCTAACCAACTGAGCTAACACCCCAAAAACTGGTAGAGCGACGGGGAATCGAACCCCGCTTACCGGGATGAAAACCCGGTGTCCTGACCGATAGACGATCGCTCCATATGCCCGTCTCTCCAGGCTGTCACCATCATTCAGGCCGGAACGTGAGCGTTGACGTAGTCGATCGCTTGTTGGACCGTTTCAATCTTGTCGGCTTCGTCGTCGGAGATCTCGCCGCCAAATTCGTCTTCCAGAGCCATGACGAGCTCGACTGCATCCAGGGAATCGGCGCCGAAGTCGTCAACGAAATTCGAATCGTTCTTGACGCATGCCAGAGCCACGCCAAATTGCTCCGCCACCACGCGCTTGATGCGCTCCTCCACGTTTGATGCCATGCTTTCACTCCTGTTAAGCACATCGAAAAGCCCGCGGCGCAGGATCTTCGATGTGCGGCCCGAGCGCGAGCCGGCACAGAGGTCTAGCGCGTTACCCTACCTCGTTGGGCTGTCCAGGCAGTATCAAACCTGGGGGAGATCCCGGCATCTGCCGGCCGCACGCGCAATACGGAGGTCTTCTGGCTGGTGGCTGAGCGCAACCGCCATTCAAAAGGCCTCCCGGTCTCTCCCCGGGAAAGTCACGTTGCTTACTCTGCCGAATCCCAACCCAGTCCGGCGCCGGAGGTTGGCTGCATTTCACGGCACGGCGATCAACGTTTCGCTGGTATCGCTTGGGGTAGGCACAAAAGAAAACCCCGCACAAGGCGGGGCGGCATGATGCTTGGCACCATGCGCTACCGCATGGATGCCATTAAACTAAAGAAACTTATCGTGCGCAAGTAAAACTTTGCGGTAGCTGAATTTTTTGTCTCACTCTCACCTCTTCGTTACCCTCCTGCGAGCCGGGTCGCCATCCCCAAGGCTGCCTCCACGCCAGCCTCGGGGCATTCGACAAAAGCCCCGGATGCTGCGCGCATCTGGCGCCCCCCTGTGATGGCCAATGCCATCAAGAGGCCATCTACCTCCCCGGCGCGCGCAAGTGCGAGCGCTTGCTCAAGTTGCTCAATGATGACGAACTGTTGTCGCCTTTTTTCGAGGCGCACTACGTTGTCGCTCAACCCCGAGTGATTCACTACCGTCTTCTGTTGCATGAACGATTTTCCGCCCTTGTTGAGTTGGTCTTCGGGGCGTCTCGTTCTCCACCATCTCGGTGAACGGTTTCACTGCGTCACCCGCGGGCACACCACCCGGCGCGCTGGCCTCCACCAGCGTCTGGATGGCAAGCCGTTGGGCTGCCGGCAGCCGCGAGATGGCAACGGCAAGTTGCACGTCCTGCGGAGACACGCCGGGAAAAGCTGCTGATTGACCCTCAGCGAGCTCAGTCCCGGTAGCGTTGAACTTGGTTTCCAGGATGGTTTCGATCTTCCGCAGCATGGGAAGGCGAGGGGCGTGTTTGCCCTCTTCCCACCACACCACGGAAGTTTTCGAGACCCCTAAATGCTCTGCGAGATCGTCGCGGGATAGTCCCCGCGCCTCCCTCGCAATCCCGATCTGCTCGTTCAGCTTCATGTCTGTTTGGGCCTCCACCCAACGATTTCATCGTTCATCACCGACCAGAAAAGAGCCTCCCAGCCTATCCGGCCGAGCTTCCACTTGCGCAGAAGCAACGACGAAATGATGATACGTGCCAAGTTAAACTTGGCAAGAGTAAGTTTTATTTGATAACCTTAGGCGCGGCGCCAGCTTTGCGCATCGGCCAAAAGGCTGAGTCCACGCAGCGGTGCCAACGGTTCCCAGTCGGGCAGGCAGGCCAGCCCAGTCGCTTTCTTCCCGTGCAAAGCGGCGCGCCCGACACCCCATTTCCAGCACGGGATGCGCAGTTTCGCGCACGGGGCGCCATCCATGAGCGTAAGTTTAAGCAAGAAACACTTATTCCAGAGTGCTTTTCCGGTAACGGGTTGTAACGGGTCGGCCGCATGAGCTTCAAAGCCGTGGCCTGGGCCTGGGATCAAAGCCCGGGCGGCCCTCCCGGAAGAAAGTGGGTGCTGACAGGCATTGCTCAGTACGCAGACGAGAACGGCTTTTGCTTTCCGTCGCAACCAAAACTCGCAGGCCGCGTGGGTATGAGCCTGCGCGCTCTGCGCGATCACCTGGATGACCTGGAGAGCGGCGGCTACATCCAACGCAAGCGCCGGTTCCGCCCGGATGGCACGCGCACGACCGATGCCATGTGGCTGAACCTCAGCATGCCCCCAGCGACTTTCCCACTTGAGGAAACGTCTTGCGGCCCTTCGATTTATGAGGGATTCGGCGATGACGACTGCGACGATCAACCGGCAATTTCTGCCTCAGGCAAAAAACAACCACCGGCAATTTCTGCCTCAGGCAAAAAAGGTGCGTTACCACCGGCAGAAAATGCCGGGCATGAACCTGTCATAGAACCTATCAAGAACAAGAAGAAGGTAAACGCGCGAGCCTCGGCTTTGGGCTTCAACCTGGAAACGGGAAAGTTCTCTGGCATCACGCCGCAACTGACGCAGCTATGGTCCGACGCCTATCCGGCGCTCGATCTGCTTCGCGAGATCAACCGGGCAGGGGCATGGCTGGTTGCCAACCCGGCTAACGCCAAATCCAACTACAAGCGATTTCTCACCAACTGGTTCGCTCGGGCACAGGACCGCGCTCCGCGCGCAGCCGGCCATGGCAGCGGGCCACGCTCCACTGACTGGGCGCAAGAGCGCGCCGACACTATCGCCGGGCTGACCGGCAGGAAGCCGACCTATGAACGCACCGATGACGCATTCGACGTTGAAGCCCGCCTCGTCGATTGATTGGCCGGCTGACGCCGTGCCGGAAACTTGGGTGAACAGTCTGTTCGAGAAGATGTCCGCGATGTACGGCTCAAAGTTTGCTGACATGTGGCGCGGAACGGATCTCACGACGGTTCGCCGGTTGTGGGGCGTGGAGTTGGCGCAGTTGTCGCGCGAGGAATTGAGGCAGGGCGTCGCTGCGCTGAAATCGGTCGACGCGCCGCCGACGCTCCCGCGGTTCTTGAAAATCTGCCGCCCTCAGGTCGACTACGACTCGGCACTCTACGAAGCCGCGCAGCAACTGCGCCTCCGCGCCGAAGGTAGGGACGAGTGGACCAACCCCGCCTTCTACTGGGCCGCGATCAAGGTTGGCGAGTTCGAGATGCTCAACTCTTCGCGCGACTCGCTCATCAAGCGCTTCACCGCCGCGCTGGATTCGGTGCTGGCGGGCGGAGTCCAGCCTGTGCCGCCGCGCCTCGTGGCCCTGCCGGCTCCCGGGCAGACCCGCGCGGACCCCGAGCGGGTGAAGGCTGCCGTAGAACAAGTGCGTGCCACCACCAGGGTGCCGGGCAACAAGTTGTGGGCGCAGCGGATTCTGGATCGCCAGAAAGCCGGTGAGAAGCTGGCCTTCATGACGGCGAAGATGGCGCGCAGCGCGCTCGGCATGGCGGACCCGGCTCACGCATGACAGTCACCTGCATCTCCTGCCAGCACTTCACCCTAAAGCCCCGCACGGCCGAGGGTGAGGCGCACTACCGAGCGAGCGACGTAGCCCACGCGCGCATCGGCATGGGGAGGTGCGCGAAGGAAACCCTGGCGCTGCACTGGGAGCCGGCGGAACAGGCGCGCAACTGCGACAAGCACGCGCCGATCGCCGCGGACCAAGCGGCGGCCCGGCGGGATTGGATAAGGAGCAACGCGACATGAACTGTAACGGGATTCAGGTGGGCAAGCTCTATGGCCGTCTGGAGGTAACTGAAATCGAGGGCAAGTATGCGGTCTGCCGGTGTTCGTGCGGGACGCTCAAGCGCATCCTCCAAAGATCAGTTGCGTCCGGAAACACCAAAAGTTGCGGTTGTTTGAAGAGGGAAAAAGCCACTCGAAATGGCGCTCGTAACGCAACTCACTACATGACCGGAACTGCCACATATAAGTCCTGGCAGGGTGCCAAAAGGCGGTGCACCTGCCAAGTCGATAAGAGTTACACCGAGTATGGCGGCCGCGGCATCACGATGTGCGATCGGTGGATGAATTCCTTCGAGAACTTCCTTGCTGATATGGGCGAAAAGCCATCGGGGCTTACGCTTGAGCGTCGTGAGGTGAATGGCCCCTACTCCCCGGAAAACTGCGAGTGGGCTACCCCGACCACGCAGACGCGGAACCGCCGAAACACGATCAGCGTTACCTACATGGGAAGGACAAGGCTGCTCGTGGAGTGGTGCGAGGAGTTGGGATTGGATTACTACAGCGCGCACCGGCGATTGCGACGAGAGGGTAGAAGTCCTGAGGAGGCGTTTAGGCTCGCTCGCTCCTCAGGCTGCGCGCCAGTCCACAACGAACAGCACGAGGAGGTAACCGCATGACCTTGCTGCAGACATTGGCAGTGCTTTCCTTGCTGCTGCCGGCGGGCATGAGCTTCGCCGCGGCGCTGTGGTTCTGGCGCCAGTGGCGCGCGGCGGTGGGTCGGCGGGTGCGGCGCGCGAAGAGGGCGCGGGGATGAGCGAGCCACAGGTTTTGGTGAAGTTCCGTCCTGGCCCCGGCGGCCCGGTAGCGGCGATCGGCTTTAAGGGCAGGGATGCATTTACGCTCGCCTGCAAGACCGGGATCGCCTTTTGCCCGTACTCGGACGGCGGCAATCATCACCGCAACTGGCTGTTCGGCTACGTCAGGGAGTGGGACAAGTGGCCGTGGACGGCGGGAGCGATGGCATGAACAAGCAACTCTTCCGCTTGGTCCACCCGCAGGCCCGCGCCGGCGCAGTGCAGGCCGTCAAGGCTGCGCCTGAGGGCTATGTCGTGACCGTCGCCGAGCCGACGCGCAGCTTAGACCAGAACGCCAAGTTTCATGCGATCTGCTCCGACTTGGGGAAATCTGATGTTGAGTGGGCGGGAAGGCGGAGAAATGCTGCGCAATGGAAGGTGCTCCTTGTGTCGGGCCACGCAATCGCGACAAAGGAGCAAGCGGAAATAGTCCCAGGGTTAGAAGGGGAGTTTGTAAATATCCGGGAAAGTACCGCACTGATGAGCAAAAAGCGCGGGGCAAGTCTTATAGAGTACTCGTTAGTCTTTTGCGTAGATAAAGGGGTTCCTCTTCATGCCTACACCAAAAATATTCTCTGAAGAAGAGTTGCGGGCGAGAAAGAACGCGCGCTCGCGGCAGCGTTATCTTGAAAACAAGGAGAGGCTGCTCGCGCAACAAGCAGAGGCATATAAAAGAAAGTCCTCGGATCCTGAGTTTTTGCGGATAAAGGCCCAGCGTTCGGCGGATTATCGTGCGAGGAACCCCGGGAAAGCAAAGGAGCAGAACGCGAGACGGAGGGCGGCGAACCCGGATTTGGCGAGAGAGCAGTCTCGCGCATGGTTCGCAGCGAACCCAGACAAGAGGGCAGAGTACGAGCACAACAGAAGGGCAAGGAAGCGGCAGAACGGCGGGAAGCTATCTCCCGGAATTAAGAAAAAGCTGTTTGATCTGCAAGGTGGTCATTGCGCATGCTGTCGGGAGAAGTTCAAGATTTCAGATATGCATCTCGACCACATAATCCCTCTCGCGCTAGGGGGTGAAAATTCTGACGATAACGCGCAACTGTTGTGTAAGCCATGCAATCAATCGAAGTATGCGAAACACCCGATCGATTTCATGCAAGAGCGGGGGTTTCTGCTTTGAGTGTGCGCGAACTCATCTTCGCCTTTGGCGCTGAACGCGGGGTCCGGTGGAGCGCGCCGGCCCGCAAAGATTAATTTTCGAGAGGCAGTAGGAGCACTATGCAGCGCAATGACTGGATTGAACGCATCGCCGAGCGCACTGGCGTAACCAAGACCGTGGCCAAGCGCATGCTGACCGCCTACGTCGACGTGGCGGAGGAAGAGATCGCCAACAACGGCCAGGTCCGGCTCTACGCCATGGGCGTGCTGGAGGTGGTCGAGCGCAAGCCGCGCGTGGGGCACAACCCCAAGACGATGGAGCGCATCGAGATCGCGGCCCGCAAGGTGGTGAAGTTCTCGCCGGGCAAGCGCGTGCGCGAGTTCGTGGGGTTCGCCCTGCGCAAGTCCAAGGCGGAGGGCTGAGCCATGACGACAGCGAGCGCAGCCAATCGGGAATGGGCGCGGGTGGATGAGGAATTCCGGCGCAGCACGCGCGCGGCCGAGGAGGCGGCGCTCCTGCCAGTTCTCGATGGCGCGGAGAAGGCCCTCCAGAGCGCCGGCTTCACCGTGGCCGAGCCCGGCGCCACCAAGGACACCAACCCGAAGGACGCCATCGGCGACAAGAAGGTGCCGCTGTGGCTGCTCTCGCCGATCGCCAAGGCCCATTGGGCGCTGGCCCAGTTCGCCGGCATGTGCAAGTACCAAGCCTGGAACTGGCGCGCGGCCGGCGTGCGCAACTCGGTCTATCTGTCGGCCATGCAGCGCCACCTGGACGCCTACATGAGCGGCGAGGAAACGGATCCAGTGGACGGCACGCACCATCTCGGCAACATCATGGCCTGCGCGGCGATCCTGCTGGATGCCAAGGCCGCCGGCAAGCTCACCGACGACCGCCCGCCAATCGTTGGGGTGCGTGACACCTATGAGTTCGTCCAGGCGACGATGGCGGATCTGCGCGAGAAGTACAAGCACATCGCGCAGCGGCCCCACACCATCGCGGACGGTCGCGCGGAGGGCCAGTGATGACGCAGACCCGCCTTGGCTCGCTCTATGAGGCCGTCATCAACGTCGTGATTGGTTTCGGCGTCAATTTCACGGCCAATTTTCTGATTTTCCCGTTGTTTGGCATGCATATATCGCCGGGTGCGAACTTCCTGATGGGGCTGATTTACACGGCCATCTCGATCACGCGCTCCTACGTGATTCGCCGCTGGTTCAATGCCCGGCTGCAGGCCGCAGCGCAGCGCCTGGCCGCGATGTCCGGGGATCAAGCCTGATGGCGCGCTGGAGCCGCAAACAAGCCGCCGAAATCGCCCAGCGCCTGCAGCAGGTCGACGGCGCCTCGGTGGTGCGCGAGCGCCGGAACAAATACGGCGCCAAGAAGACCGCCGTGGATGGGCGCACCTTTGACAGCCAGGGCGAGGCCGCGCGCTACGTTGAGTTGCGCCACCTGGAGCGGGCCGGGCTCATCGAGAACCTGCGCTGCCAAGTGCCATTCGAGCTGCTGCCGGGTACGACCATCAATGGAAAGACGATCCGCCCTTGCTTCTACGTCGCGGATTTCGTCTATCTGGAGGCCGGCGCGGAGGTCATTGAAGACTTTAAGGGCTTCGTGACGGAAGGGTACCGCCAGAAGCGCCACATGATGAAAGTCTTGCGCGGCATCGAGATCCGGGAAACCGGGAAGCGAGTTGCCCGATGAGGTGCCCAGCCTGCGGCGGCGAAACTCGCGTCGTCAACTCCCGCCCGCATCCAGTGAAGAACCGCATCATCCGGCGCCGCGAGTGCTGCAGTTGCCAAGCGCGCTACACCACGGCCGAGGGCCGAATTTCCGAAGTCACCAAGCCAAAGACGAAAAAGGCATGATCGACGCTCCCAATACCCTTGAACGACTGGCCACGGCCATGGGCTCGCGCGACCTGAGCATCAAGCGCGGGACAAGCGATGTCGACTACATCATCGCCCTTGGAATGACTGCGAGGGCCAACTCCGCGGCGAGCGCCATGGTGAACCTGCACCTGGCGCAGAACCCAGCGGCGTACAAGGAAGCCGAGCGCGCCGCTGTGGCGGTCGCCCGGCACCTGAATCTGAAGCGCAGGTGGAAGCTGAAGGTCCGCGACCTGATCCGGATCTCGGGCACGGCCCTGAAATACTACATCTGCCCGGTGTGCCCGCACTGCTTCGGGCGGAAGTTTGACTTATTCCCCGGCACCCAGCGCCTGTCGGACAAGATCTGCCGGCCCTGCCACGGCACCGGGAAGCGCCCCTTGCCCCTCCAGCACGGCCGAGAAATCGCGGAGATCATCGGCGCGCTGGAGAACATCGAGAGGGTGGCGGAGGATGCCGTCCGGACTAAGGTGCGGGGGCGGGTAAGTTAAAAAATACTTACCACGCATAAGTATTTCTTGCATCGATGCCAAATGCTGGCTACGATTCCCCTGTCACAACGCAACACGCAAAGGGGATAGAGAAATGGCGCAACTTCTGGCAACAGTAAAGCAAGTGCACGCGCGTCGTGCCGAATCGATCAAGGGTACTGGCTATGCTGCAAATCGCCTTCGCCACCTTGACGAAACGTTCGTCGACGAGGGTTCCCATTTCTTCAGCATGGGCGGTCCGCTTGACGCTCCGGAACATGTGCCGGCAGGCGGCATCGCCGCGCACCTCATGCGCAACGAATGGCGCGACACGTGGAATGTCCCGGTGCAAATCCTCACTGCTCGCGCCTAACCACAACGCAACACGCACGGGGGATTGAGAAATGAGCAAAGTACTAGCCAAGCGTTACAGCATGTTGCTGGCACGTCGGGGTTCGCTGGACCCGGTAACGAAAGCCATGTATCGCCGTTGCTATGAAATGTACGGCGCAGTTTTTGACGAACTGGCGCGCGGCTTTAGCTTTCTCGTCTGACCACAACCCGCTCGCTCCGGCGGGCAGAAACCCAGGGACAGCCATGCTAGAACTCTACAAACAATGGCGGGCGGCAATGGCTGCACTGAATGTCGAAATTCACGAAACGTGGAATGGCCCCATCAACCTGTTCGCTGACATCGGCAAGGTTGACGGCATCCCGGCTATTGGAGGAGTGTGAAATGGAAAAACAGAAGACTGAGCTCGAGGCGTTTGATGCGTGGTCAGATCGGTGGGTCTGGTTTAGCAAGCAGAGCAAGGATGCGGCCCGAGATGCTTGGATCGCCCGCGCCGCGCTCGCACCGGCTGCGGGAGCACTAGACGAACTGGAGAAAGGCGCCATACAGGACGCGATTGACTCCGTACTGAAAACTCAGCCGCCCGGATGGCCTGTGGTTGTCAACACATTGAAAGCCATCCTCGCCGCCCCGATCGCCGCCGACCAGATGGACTACGCCAACGCGGATGAGTCGCATGGCAAAGCATGGTGGGCCGGCTTCAATGCGGCACGTCTCGATGCGCCATCGCAGGCGCAAGCGCGCGGGATGGTGGGGCAGCCGCGCGAGGATTTGATTTTCGCGTGGGCGGTGTTCGATGGTGAGGGCAGCTACGATCTTCGGCTGTTTGAAGGCAATGAATCATTCCGCCGCGACTACATCAATCGGAATGGCGCCAAATACGCGGACTGGGTGATCCCGCTTGCGCCGTGTGGTGCGAGCGCCTCCATCGCCGCCGACCATATCGAGGCAAACATCGAGGCTGAAATCGCCGCCCAAAGTTCTCGGCGCGCGATCAGGATACCTGCCGACGAACCAAAGGAGGATTGATGATCCTAGAACGAAACCCCATCGACGCCTCCCTGCGCGCAAGCAAGGAGGGCGCGTGATGGCCGTCTATGTGGACGACATGGAAGCCAGCTACGGCCGCATGGTGATGTGCCTACGCGAAAACAAGGAGGGAGCGTGAAGCGCGTCTATGAGGGGGATCGAAAAGAAGCTCGCAGGCAGGCGACACGAAAGTATCGTGAATCCGATCCTGAGCGATCGCGCGCGCAGTGGCGCGAGTACCGAGAGAGAAAGTTGCTCGAGGCGACTGGCGGCCGCGAGAAGCCGGTGCTGATCATGTTCAACAACGGCGACGTGCGCATCGGCGAGCTGCGGTGGGAGCGGCCGACCCACGAGGAATCCCACCAGGCGTTCCGCTACTGGGACGACCCGCACAACGACGGGCAGGACTGGGGGTGGGACGACATCGTGTTCTGGATGCCGATCGCCCCGGGGGTGCCGACGTGAGCAACAACGGTACCGGCACGACAGTGGAGTGCCTGGAATGCGCCTGGCAAGGCGACGAGATCCACACGGACACGCACTACTGTCCGAACTGCGGCGCTGAGTGCATGGATCTGGAAGCTATCTACGGGCCTGACGGCCTGCACCCGGACCCGGAATGGAAATCGAAATGACAGAAGCAGAGAAGATGTTGGCCGCGGCGATCCTCAACGCGGCTGACAAGATCGGCGTGGCCCGGAAGTGGATCCAGAAGGCGGGCACGCACCAGGAGCACTTCGACATCGCCAAGAGCAAGCGGGCGTTGGCAGTGCAGCTCGGCGCCGTTGAGATCGGCCGGGAGGGCTTGGTTGAGATCCTGCGCAAGCGTCGCGCCAGCAAGGAGGGAGCATGACCAAGGACCAGATTCGCGAGATTTTCCTCGCCAACGGATTCACCGTTAAGGAAGGTCAATCCGACCTCAAGCAATACGTGTATGACGCCGCCTATGCGCTGCTGGAGCGCGCCGCACCCCAGCCCGCAGCGGCGGAGTGGATTCCGGTGTCGGAGCGGGCCGCCATCACCCGTCCTTCGGCGGCCTACCCCGCGGAGTCTTAATAAGCGCCTGGTTCAACTCGAACCCCTTGCGGACCACCTGCCCGCAGCACGGGCAGATGACCTTCCCCTTCTTCCTGGCCTGTGCACGGTATACGGCCGTGGGCGTGAGCCCGAATTGCGCTGCGGCCTCATAGGCCGAATGCCCTGGATTGACGGACAGCCAGTCCAGTGCCTGCTGAGTTTTCGATTTCACCATTCTTCTTTTTGGGAGCGGGGCGGGGCGACTCAAACCGTGGCCGGCCTCCACTCCGACCACGGCGAACCGCACCTGAGATGCCCCAGGGTTTAGACAGGACCAATGGCCCAGTACCTTGATGCGCCCACTTAATGGCAGCACGAGCGCCGGCGTACTCGTGCCAGCTATTCAACGTGTGCAATGGGTCTGCGTTGACAGCCTTGTTTTGGTCTGTAGTGAAATTTCCTTAATTCACAAGCCAATTTCAAGGCACTTTCATTTTCTCATGGTTGTCAACGTGCCAATCCCGCCCAACAGGGGGTGGAGGATGCCCACCAACTGCCGTGCCGCCTGGCGCAAGCTCAGCGTGCAAGTGTTGCGCCGAAGCGACGGCAAAAAGAACAGATTCCAAGATTCCTCCCCGTGTTGGTGCAGGCCCTGATGACGGCCTGTTAAGCAAGAAAATCCATTGCTGCACAATGGGTTTCCTAACTATATAACATAAACTGTTAGTGTTTTTGCGATCCCCCCATACGCATGGCTTTTACTCGCCACGGGTATAACTCATTGAAGTTAAAGGCGAAATAAGTTGTTACTGACATTACGATTCCCCTACATAACAGGAACAGCTTGTGTAAAATAACTCGCACATGATCGGCGCTTAGGGCTTCACGCCCAGCCGACGACAAAACGCCAGTGGCATCTACCCTGATGCCCAAGTTGCGCCCAATTTTCGAGCCGGTCCCTCCACCCTGACTCGGAATTGCTGCTTCGGGAGTGGCAGCCTCCACACACTCCCGGTCTATTCGATGGCTCGGCCTGCACCCGAAAGGTGCCGCCGGGCCATTTTCATTTCCAGCTTCCGATGCGGCCGTCCGGCGCCCAGTGCGCACGGGCGCGTCGGAGCTCGTCTGGAGTCGCCATGGACTTCAACACTGCATTCGATCGCTTGCTCGGCTCCGAGGGTGGCTACTCCAATCGGAATCCCAAGGATGACCCGGGCGGCGAAACCAACTGGGGCATTTCGAAGCGCTCCTATCCCAGCCTGAACATCAAGGCCCTGACCCGCGAGGACGCCAGGCGGATCTACGAACGGGATTTCTGGTCGCGCACCAACGCCGACCAGCTCTATCCGTCTGTCGCCTTCCAGACCTTCGACTTCGCCGTGAACAGCGGCATCGAGACCGCGGTGCGCAAGCTGCAGGTGGCGCTGGGCGTCGCCGACGACGGCCATTGGGGCCCGATCACCGCCGCCGCGGCGAAGCGCATGAGCGAGACGGATCAACTGTTCCGCCTGAACGCCGAGCGCCTGGACTTCATGCGCAGGCTCTCCAACTGGGGCGCCAACGCCTCGGGTTGGGCGGGCCGGATCGCGCAGAACCTGCGCTATTGCGCCGTGGATGCCTGACATGCCCTTCATTCCGCTCGCCATGGCCCTGGCCAACTTCGCGCCAGGCATCATCAAGCTGCTCACGGGCAGCGACAAGGCTGAAGACGTCGCCGCGCACGTGGTTGGCATCGCGCAGACCGTAACGGGCACCGCCGATGGTGACGCCGCGCTCGCCGCGCTCAAAGCCGATCCCGCCAAGGTGCTTGAGTTCCAGCAGACCATGAGCGCCCAGCAGGCGGACATGGAGAAGGCGTATCTCGACGACGTCGCCAACGCCCGCGCCATGCAGGTAGCCGCGCTGGGCCAGGAAGACCTGTTCTCCAAGCGCTTCGTCTACTACTTCGCCACCGCCTGGAGCCTGTTCTCCATGGCGTTCTTCAGCGCCGTGACGTTCTTCCCGCCCGAGGGCTTCGGCCAGCGGATCGCGGACACGATCCTCGGCGTGCTGGTGTCGACCATCATTACCGGCATCTTCCACTACCTGTACGGCAGCACCCGCGGCTCGCAGGCCAAGAGCGAGCTGCTGGCGCGCGCAGGGGAGAAGGCATGAGCGACGAGGCCCAAATGCAGGCGCACGAGTTGCGCATCCGCGCCGTGGAGGGTGCCGTCGAGAAGATCGCCGACTCCATGCAGCAGCTCGTCCGCCTGGAGGAGCGCCACGCCGAGACCCGCCTGGGCCTTGACCGCGCCTTCGTGGCCATCGAGCGCCGCAAGGAAGAGAACGAGAGGCTGGCTGAGCGCGTCGCCAAGATTGAGCGCGACATGCCCGGGCTGATCGAATCCCGCAAGTGGATGGTGATGGGCATTCTGGCCACCATTGGCTTTGTGGGCGTCGGCCTGCTGGCGCTCGTGGTGAAGCACTGAGGTTAGCTATGGCTGCAGGCTTTGACCATATCCGCAACGTCCTTCTGAGCCGCGGCGAGAAGTCGCTCGTGGCGACGATCCAGATGCGTATCTTCGCGGACGGCGGCTGCGCCTTTGTCGATGAGGGCATCCCGGAATTCTCTGTTGCTGAACGTGAGTTTCCCTTGCCGCGCGGCCGTGCCGACTTGGCGCTGTTCCATGACGACGGTACGGCCACGGTGGTCGAAGCCAAGGATGGCGGGTGTGGCGTGCGCGATGTGGTGGCAGGCATCGGCCAGGTTGTCTGCTATGCCACGCAGATGGGGATGTCGACCGGTGCGCCCAAGAAGGTGCGCAAGGTGCTGATGTTCTCGTCTACCGGCAATGAGCAGGATGACCAGTTGATCGAGATGTCGTGTCGTGCGGCGGATGTGCTTCCCGTGTACTTCCCGCACATCAAGCAGACCAAGACGCTGTTCAAGCTGCTGCTGGTCACCCAACTGATCGCTGAGCGCGAGAAGGCGGATCGTGGCTAAGCCGAAGCGTGACATCGACTGGGATGCGATCTACAAGGACTATCGCCCCAATGTGAAGTCTGTGCGCCAGATTGCCAAGGAACATGGCATCTCGCACACGGCAATCCAGAAGTATGCGGAGGCCAACCACTGGCAGCGCGACCTCGCCAAGAAAACCAACGAGCGCGCGGCAGATTTGCTTGCCAGAGATATTGTTGCCACGGAGGTTGCCAGGCTCCCCCGGGGTGGCAAGTCGGCAACCGAGCGCGCCTCGGAGGAGGAGATTGTCCAGGGCGGCGCCGAGGTCAAGGTTGCTGTCCAGCGCGAGCACCGCAAGGACATTGGCCGGTTGCGTCGCATCGCCAATACCATCGCCGACGAGCTTGAGGCGCTGACCGAGAGCAAGGAAGAGTACGAGCGGGCCGCCGAGATGTTGGCTGCCGGTGATGAGGTCGGCACGGCGAAAGCGTTGCAGCGCGCCATCAGCCTGCCGAGCCGCGTTTCCTCGCTGGAGAGCATGTCGCGGACGCAGGCGACCTTGATCAAGCTGGAGCGCGAAGCCTTTGGCATCGATGCGAAGGACAAGGAAGAGTCGCCGCTCGAAAAGCTCCTCCGCGAAGTCAGCCTTTCCGAGGCGTCCGAGTAAGTGGCGGTCCTCAGCACCGAGGCGCAGCTCATCAAGAAGCTGCGGGACGAGTTTCGCATCTACGCGCCGCACTGCCTCAAGATCCTCGACAAGGTTGGCACCAAGCGCCCGTTTGTGCTGAACCGGGCGCAGCAGTACATCCACGAACTGATCGAGAAGCAACTGCGCGAGACCGGCAAGGTCCGTGTGCTGATTCTCAAGGGGCGGCAGCAGGGCGCTTCGACCTACATTGCCGGTCGCTTCTATTGGAAGACCAGCATGGCGCAGGGGCGCCGGGCCTTCATCGTCGCTCACGAGCAGAAGGCGACGGACAACCTGTTCGGGATGGTCAAGCGCTATCACGAGCACAACCCGTTGCCGCCGAGCACGGGCGCGACGAACGCCAAGGAACTGGTGTTCGATGTGCTGGATTCTGGCTACAAGCTGGCCACGGCCGGCACGCAGGACGTAGGGCGCTCGAACACGGCGCAGTTGCTGCACGGCTCTGAGTTTGGCTTCTGGCAGAACGCCGCGATGCACCTGGCGGGTATCGGCAACACCGTGGCGGACGCCGCGGGGACCGAGATCATCCTCGAGTCGACGGCCAACGGCATCGGCAATCAGTTTCATGCCATGTGGCAGGACGCCGAAAAGGGCGACGGCGAATGGCTGGCCATCTTCGTGCCCTGGTTCTGGCAGGACGAATACCGCGCGCCGCTGCAGGCCAATTTCGAGCTGAGCAAGGACGAACTGGAATACCAGACGGCCTACGGGCTGGACATGGAGCAGATGCAGTGGCGCCGGAACAAGATCCGGACCTACGGCGAAGGCATGGCCTGGCTGTTCGATCAGGAATACCCGGCGGTGCCGTCGCTCGCGTTCCAGTCCTCGACGGCCAACCCGCTGATTCCGCCGACGATGGTCGCGCGTGCCGTGAACTCCGACTTCATCGAGAGTCCGCGCGCCGTGACGGTCATTGGCTGCGACCCGGCTGAGTACGGCGACGACCGCACTGCCATCTGTTTCCGCCGCGGCCGGATGGTCACGCGCATCGAGACGCACAAGAAGAAGGGCACGATGGAAATCGCCGGCATGCTGGCTGATCTCTATCGGTCCCGCGAGCCAGACGCGCTCTTTGTCGACAAGATCGGCATCGGCTCCGGCATCGTGGACCGCCTGAAGGAACTGAACATTCCCGTTATCGGCGTCAACTCCGCCGAGAAGCCGGCGCGCACCGACGTCTACGCGAATCTGCGCGCCGAGATGTGGTGGACGATGAAAGAGTGGCTGGAGGACGTTCCCTGCCGGCTGCCCAATTCGTCGGAACTGATGTCCGACCTGTCCGCCCCGGGCTGGAAGCACAACTCCAACGGCCTGAAGCTGGTGGAGAGCAAAGACGACATGCGCAAGCGCGGCATCCGGTCTCCTGACCTTGCCGATGCGCTCGCACTCACCTTCGCCCGTCCGGTCATTCCCCGCAACGCCGGCAATGACGCATGGGGCGGCAGCAGCGGCCACGCCGCGGCATCGACCGCTGGATACTGAGGCTTAGCCTATGCAAGAAGACCTGATGCTGGACGACGAGCCGCTTGCGGCGCCCGTGTCCGCGCACCCTCGTGATAATCCGCCGGTACCGAGCCAGGATCAAGTGGCCTATGCCGAGGCAGCCGAGAGCGCTTTCGATGACGCTGCGCCGACGCCTTCGTTCGAGCAACTGGCGGCCATCGGCCCGAAGCTGCTGGCCGAGTTCAACCAGGCCAGGATCGAGCGCCAGCTCACGGAAGAGCGCTGGCTGCGCGACCTGCGTCAGTACAAGGGGATCTACGATCCCGAAGTCATCGCCAATCTGGACAAGAACCGCTCCAAGGCGTTTGTCCGCAAGACTCGCGTGAAGGTCAAGACGGTCGATGCACGCATCACCGATCTGCTGTTTCCGGCCAACGCGCAACGAAACTGGTCCATCGAGCCAACCCCGAGTCCGACCGTAGCGCCGGAGCAGCGACAAGAGTTCGCTGCACTTCTCAAGGCTTCGATGGGCCAGCCCCCTAATGAGGACCAGCTTGACGAGGCGGTGCGCCAATCGTGCGCCAAGGCCTCCTCGAAGATGGCGGCCCTCATTGATGACCAACTGATCGAGGCGCGCTACAAGGCGCAGGCCAAGAAGGTCATCCACAGCGGCAACCTGTACGGTACGGGCGTGCTGAAGGCGCCCCTGGTTGAGCGCAAGGTGCGTCAGCGCTTTGTGCGGGAAACCAAGAAGGACGAGAAGACGGGCAAGGTCAGCTATTGCTGGGTGATGAAGACCGAGACGTACATCGCCCCGTTCGTGGACTACGTGCCACTGTGGCACTTCTACCCGGACATGAGCTCGACCGAACTGGAGTCGTGCCGGTACGTCTACGAACTGCACCCGATGACGCGCACGGAACTGCTGGACCTGTCCAGGCGCCGCAAGTTCGACAAGAAGAAGATCCGCGAGTACATCGAATCGCGTCCGGATGGCGCCGCCGAGGCGCGGCCCTTCGACGTGGAACTGCGCTCCATGGGCGATCGGGAAGCCTCCGCCATTGCCGACCGCACCGGCAAGTACGACGTGCTGGAGCGCTGGGGCTGGATCGATGGCGCCTCGCTGCGCGAATGCGGCGTGGAAGTGCCCGACGAGCGCTTGATCGAGACGTTCTTCACGAATATCTGGCTGCTGCCCACGGGCGACGTCATCAAGGCGAGCATCCAGCCGATCGCCGGCGTGCTGTGGCCGTACCACATCTACTACCTGGACAAGGACGAGACCAGCATCTTTGGCGAGGGTATCGCCACGATCATGCGTGACGACCAGGACATGCTCAATGCGAGCGTGCGCATGATGCTGGACAACGCGGCCATCACGGCGGGCCCGCAGATCGAGGCGAACACCGGCCTGCTGAATCCCGGGCAGGATCCGCGTGACATTCGTCCGTTCAAGGTCTGGACGCGCTCCAATGAGAACGCAGTGGCACCGGCCCTGCGCGTCTACACCATCCCGAACAGCATCACCGAGTTGAACCAGCTCGCCACCATGTTCGAGAACAACGCCGACGAGACGACGGCGGTGCCGAAGTACGTCACTGGCGACAACCCGACGGCCGGTGCTGCCGGTACCGCTTCGGGCCTCTCGATGCTGATGGGCAATAGCTCCATCGTCTTCAAGGATCAGGTCAGCAACTACGACGAGGGCGTGACAGTCCCGTTCATCACCGCGCTGTACCGCTGGAACATGCAGTTCAGCAAGGACGACGAAGTCAAGGGCGACTACGACATCAAGGCAACCGGCGCCGCGTCGCTGGTGGCCAAGGAAGTGCGGGCGCAGCAACTGCAAGCCTTCGGTGTCGCCACCGGCAACCCGATGGATGCACCGTTCGTGAAGCGCGACGAACTCCTGCGTCAACAGGCCGAGGCCCTGGACTTGACTGGTGTGGTCAAGACCAAGGAAGAGGTGGAGGGCGAGCAGAACAACGAAGCGGCGCAGATGCAGCAGAAGCTGGCCGAGGCACAAGCCGCTGCAGTACTGGCGCAGGCTCAGGCGACTGCCGCGAAGCTCAATGCCGACGCCGAGCGTCTGATGCGCCAGGCGCAGCACATGCTGGCCGAATCCGCACGCGTCCGCGCCGTGACGCAGCAGGTTGAGGTCGAGACCGCCGCCCGCGCGCTGGAAGCCGGTGCGATCGCCACGGCCAACCCCCATGCAGCGGCAGCAGGCGACGAGATCCTGCAGCACGCCGAGCAGAAGACCGACGAAGCGCTGGCCACCATCGCGCAGATGCAAGGCACGACGCCGCAGGCCCAGCCCGGGCAGCCCGCCCCTGAACAGCCGCAGCAACCGCAGCAGGCCCCGCAATGACCGATCCCCGTGAAGTCGCCATGGACGCCGCGCGCGAGCTGCAGGGCTTTGCCCGCTCGCAAGCCGCCCTGGCGCTGCTGAATCTGCTCGATGCCATGGATGCGGTCTACCACGACGAACTGCGCATTGTGCTGCCCGAGAAGCTGGCGCGCACGCAAGGCGCCGCGGCCCAACTGCGCGCCCTGCGCCGGGTGCTGACGGATCAGGAAGAAGCGCCGTTCCCCAAGGTTTGAAGGTTTGACCCCTGCGCCAAGCAGGACAGTTGAAGCCGGGCACTCCCCGGCTTTTTTGTTGAAAAGCCGACGGAGATAACCAGATGGCAAAGCAAGACGAAGACTTCAACACCGCGTTCAACGAAGACCAGGCGCCCGCCGCGGCGCCGTCGGAAGACGAGGCTTTCGGCATCATGCCGCCCGAGGAAGTGCCGGCCGGTGATGGCGATAACGCAAGCGGCGATGCTCCGGCTGTAGTCGCTGTCGATGCGCCTGCTGCTGATGCTGCTCCGGCTGCCGACGCCGCACCTGCCGCTGACGCGCAGAGCGAAGCCGACGCCCAGCGCGAGCGCTCGTGGGAAGGGCGCCTCAAGGCCCGTGAAACCGAACTGGCGCAGCGTGCGGCCGAACTGGATGCCCGCGAAGCTGCCATGCAGCCTGCCGGCGGTGAAGGTGGCGATCAGCCGACCATCGAAATCGACGTAGCCGGCGAAGGCGAGGGCGAGGGCGAGCCCGAGGACGTGAAGACCGCGATCGCGCAGATGACCGAGGACTTTGGTCCCGAGTTCGTGGAGTCGATCAAGAAGATCGCCATGCACTTCGGCGGCCGCGCCGCGGGTGATTCCGTGGGCGCGGTGAACAAGAACATCGATGACCTGGTTGCCGGCATCAAGGACAACGCCGTGCGCGATCACTTCGAGCGAATCCTCGACCGCCACGGCGACTTCTTCGACACCTACCAGTCGCCCGAGTTCGGCGCCTGGCGCGATGGTCTGCCGGAAGGTGACAAGGCTGACGCCATGCGCATCGAAGCCACCGGCACCGCACGCGAAGTGAATGGTCTGCTGGACCGCTTCAAGAAGGCCAACGAAGCCGGCGCCGCCCAGGCTGACACCCGCGCACCGGCCGACATGAAGCCCGACAACGCCACCGAGAACGCTGGCGTGGAGGAAACGGACCCGTGGGATGACGCTGCCGATGCCGAGGGCGTGCGCTCGTCGGGCCTGCGCCTGCCGGCCGATGTCGCCCCGTCGGGCAACGACGACTTCCTCAGGGCCTTCAACGAGGCCTGATCTTCAAGGAACCCAACATGACCACCACAATCACCATTTCCCACGGCAATCCGCACGCCGACCACGCCATCGTGGTCACCAGCGAAGCCGGCGGCGAGCAGCGCATCGAGCCGGGCCAGGCGGCCCAATTCCACGTCTACGCGGGCAACGACCTGCATATCGCCGAGGTCGCGCTGGAAACTGCGCCCGAGCCGGTGACGCTGCAGTCGTTCTCGCTGGCTGCCGTCGGGCAGGGAGTGACCGACGAACCGGCCGAGCTTCCGGAAACTGAGCCGTCGGAGCACGTGCTCACCACGTCCGCGAGCCTGGAGGGCTCCGCACAAGCCTCCGCTGAGGCCGCTTCCGCTTCTGCCGCTGCAGCCGCAGCTTCAGCCACGCAGGCCATCGCCGAATAAGGAGCGAACCATGAGCTATTCGATTGGCGTTGTCGCCGAAACCAAGGAAGCCGCCAAGGCCGCCATCGCCGCCAAGTTCGATGCGGATGTCGTGGCGCACCAGCCCGTGCATGCGCGCGATCGCGCCGCCGTGCTGGCCAATGTCGACGCGGCCCTGAGCCTGCTGGCCGACGACGACAGCAAGGACGTGTCGGTCTCGGTCAACGGGTACGTGTCCTGGCAAACGCCTGAGCCGCAGGACGTGGTGCCACTGACATCGGTGGGCATCACTGCCGGCGTGGGCTACGTCGCGCGCAAGGCCGTCGAGTAAGCCATGACGCTCGAGCAATTCGCCTACTGGCTGCAAGGCTTCGCCGAGCTGACCGGCGACACGCCGCCTACGCCGGAGCAGTGGAAGTCCATCCGCGAGCATCTGGCGACGGTCTTCAACAAGGTGACGCCAGCCGTCCGAACGCCGCCGGTCATTGGGCCGGCAATCGCGGAGCCGGCGACGAGGCCTCTGCCGGATGCATGGCCGTCGCGGCAGTGGACTCCGCATTACCTGCTGGCACCCAACCCCGGCACCGGCGTCGCCCCGGGAGCCCCTGGCACGCTCATCTGCTAGTGCTCATGGCCGTAAGAATCGGCTAAACCCTCCCGCTTTCTGCGGCAGTCCCGCAGCACAGACTGCCTCCCCTGCGTGCCGGTGCGCAGGGCAAGCAAATCACCGGCAACCGCTTCCCCGCCAGCGTCAACGGCGGAACCTGGAGCCAGCAACACCGATTGCGCAGGCCAACGCCGCGATACGCCGCAAGGCGCCGCACATGGCGAACGGACTGCATACGAAAGGTGCGCGCTCCTTTCACGGCCTCGTCTGAGCCGGCGGATTCATCGCCCGGCCGCGGCGAATGCTGACTCGAAGTCCATCCCCTCGATTCATCTCCTGAAAGGAAACCCACCATGGCACAAACTGCCTACGGCGATATTTCGCCCCGTACCGCCGCCTATGCGTCGAAAGACCTGCTGAAGCGCGGCATCCCGTTCCTGGTCATCGAGAAGTTCGGCCAGGCCAAGCCGCTGCCGGCGAACCACTCGAAGACCATCGTCTTCCGTCGCTACAACGCGCTGCCGACCACGCCGGTTGCGCTGACCGAAGGCGTGACCCCCGCTGGTCAGACCCTCAACTCGACCGACGTATCGCTCACGCTCTCGCAGTACGGCGATAAAACGACTATCACCGACATCGTGCAGGACACGCACGAAGATCCGGTGCTGGCGGAAGCCACCGAACTGCTGGGCGAGCAGGCCGCTCAGATCGTGGAGAAGGTCCGCTTCGGCGTGCTAAAGGCTGGCACGAATGTTCAATATGCGAATGGCGCCTCGCGCGCTGCGGTGAACACCCCGATCTCGCTGACCCTGCAGCGTCGCGCCACCCGCGCGCTGAAGCGTCAGAACGGCCGCCCGATCACCAAGATCGTGCGCTCGACGCCGAGCTTCGGCACGGAGAACGTGGCGCCGGCCTACATCGCGCTGGTCCACCCCGATCTGGAATCGGACATCCGCGGTCTGGCGGGCTTCACCCCGGCCGAGAAGTACGGCTCGATCACGCCGTACGAGAACGAGCTGGGCAAGGTGGAAGACGTGCGTTACGTGACGTCGACCATATTCGAGCCGTGGCTGTCGGCTGGCGGCGCCCCGGGCACGATGCTGTCGGGCAACACGACCAACGCGGACGTGTACCCGGTGCTGTTCCTGGCCGCCAACGCCTACGGCATCGTGGCGCTGAAGGGCGCGTTCGCCATCACCCCGATGGTCGTCAACGCCAAGCCGTCGGACTCGGATCCGCTGGCGCAACGTGGCCACGTGGCCTGGAAAACTATGCAGGGGGCTATCCTCTTGCAGGACCTTTGGCTCTGCCGGGGAGAGGTCGCCTGCACGGCATAAGGTGTTGTATCCATGCGTCTTGAAGCATAAAGGCGCGTGACATAAGATTCCCTCCGCCTGCAATGGTGGAGGGAATCTGTGGCGGAAGAGAAGGCCCCGAAAGGGAAAATTGAACGTCAGTGCAAGACGTGCGGAGCGGCCTTTTATGTTGCCAGGCCAGGCGATCCGAAGCTGAATTGCTCGAACGCGTGCAGGTATAAGCCGCGCCGTCCGGAGTTGCATCGTGAATGCGCCCACTGCGGCGTGACGTTCCGCGTCGACCCAACGGCGCGAGCGGGCCTGTACTGCTCGAAGGCATGCTGGCACGTGGTACAGAACCGCCGGGTTGAGCGTGAGTGCAAAACATGTGGCACCAAGTTCCGGCCCAAGGCGAGCGACAAGGGGGATTACTGCTCAAAGGCGTGCATGTATGCGCGCAACAAGGCAGCAACGACTCGTGATTGTGAGGCGTGCGGGAAGGAGTTCAGTCTGCCTCCGAGCCTCAGTCATGTTCGCACCTGCTCGCTTGAGTGTGGCTACAAGATTCGCAAGGCCTACAACGGCCGCGATGGCGAGATTCAGACGCTCACATGCAAATGGTGCGGCAAGCAGTTTAGGGAACATGAGTGCCACGCTGGCCGGCGAATCTACTGCTCCCATGAGTGTCGTGGTGCCGATCCCGATGCGATCGCAAGGCGGTCAGCGAGAATGATCGGTGACAAGAACCCCATGTGGACAGGTGAGGGTCGTGTCTTTGTATCCGCAACTGGCAAGAGATACACCCGTCAGTCCGCGGAGAAGGAGAACGAGAAACTGGCGCGGCGCCGTGCTGCCAAACGCAATGCTGCAGTCGCATGGGCAAACCTTGTGAAGGTTCGACGGTTCTACGCCGAGGCGCAATGCATCTCGAAGCAGACCGGCATCGTTCACCACGTCGACCACATCGTGCCGTTGATAAGCAAGATCGTCTGCGGCCTGCATAACGAGTTCAACCTGCAGGTTCTTTCCGGGCCTGACAACCTGAGAAAGCACAACAGGCACTGGCCTGACATGCCGTAACCCCAAGCCCCGCTCCTGCGGGGTTTTTCATTTCCGCTTCACCCACCAAGCCCGCGCAAGCGGGTTTTTTCATTGACGAGAGGCAACACCATGGCAAAGACCCCCACCAATACCGATTCGACCGTCATCGACCTGGAGGACCAGATGGCAACCGCGCCGGCTGGCGTGCAGGCCGGTACCCCGAACGTCCCGCCCGTCGCCGTCAAGAGCGTCGGCCACGACGTTGAACTGTGCGGCCGCAAGGCCCGAATCACGATCCATAGCGGCGCCGACGACATGGGCAAACTGCCTGTGGACATCTCGCTCAACGGCTACGCCTACTCGATCCACCGCAATGCGATGGTCGAGATTCCCGTCGAGGTTCTGGAGATCCTGCAGAACGCTGTGCAGGATACCTACACCCACACGAAGGAAGGCATCGTGAGGGGCAGCGTCCCGCGCTTCGCCTACTCGTACCACGGCGCAGTGCAGTAAGGAGCCGCGGCGATGCCATCTGTCCTCATCCGTGACGCGCTCTTTCGCGTCTCCACGCTGCTGCTGGACGCCGAGCCGCAATTCGTGCGCTGGACCGAGCGTGAGCTGGTCGGCTGGCTCGATGACGGGCAGGTGGCCATCGCCAAGTATCTCCCGATCGCCGGGGCCCGCGTTGATGCGATCAAGCTGAAGCAGGGCACCAAGCAATCGCTCGACACGATTGCGAGCACGGACGTCAAGCCCGGTGACGGTTCGACGCCGGCCACCGTCCACGGCAATGCGCTGAACGAGCTCGTCCGCAACATGGGCGCCGACGGTCTCACGCCGGGCCGCGCCATCCGCGTGATCTCGCGCGACGTGCTGGACGCGCAGAACCCGAACTGGCACACGACCACGGGCGCGAAGGTCGAGGCATTCGTCTACGACCCGCGCACGCCCAAGTACTTCTACGTCTACCCCGCAGTCCCGGCCTCGCCGGCGATGTGGGTCGAGGCGAGCTATCTCGCCAACCCGGCACCCATCCCCAATACCGGCACGTCCGGAACGCCTCGCTATGGCAAGGATGGGAGCGACGCCGGGGTCATTGGCGTGGACGACAAGTATCTCGATGACCTCGTGAACTACGTCGTTGCCCGCGCCTACATGAAGGACTCGGAATACGCGACCAACGCTGGCCTGGCCAACACGTTCGCGTCGATGTTCCTGTCCTCGCTCAATTCCCAGGTGCAGGCCCTGACCGGGAACAACCCGAATTTGCAGGTGCTGCCGCTCAACCCGGCCGTGCCCGCCGCCGCGAGGTAATCCATGGCTGCGATTGACGATTTCCTGCCAGACATCATGGCAGACGTGGAGTCCTGCCCGGAATTCACGGTGCGCCGCGCCGTGGTGCAGGCGGCAATCAAGTTCTGCGAAGACACCCAAGCGTGGATGGAGTGGCTTGACCCCATTCTGGTGTTCGACAACAAGGCGGTCTATGAGTTGGACCTGCCCACCGGCGCCGATCTGGTGATGGTCCGAGAGGTGTGGGCGCCGGGCGTGGAACTGACGGCCAAGACCGTGCCGGAGATCTCCCGGATTTTTGCCGCCTGGCAGACGGCCACGGGCGCGCCGCGGTTCTACAACATGGTCACGTGGGGCGAGCTTCGCCTCTATCCGATCCCGCTCAATGCCGGCGCCGATCTGGCGCTGACCGTGCGCGTGGCGCTCAAGCCCAAGGCCACGGCAACCACCATCCCCGATGCGATCGCCTCGCGCTGGCGCCGGGCCGTGCTGGAGCGCGCCAAGGCCGATCTGATGGCGATGCCGAGCAAGGCCTGGAGCAGCGCGGAGCAGGCGGGCTACCACGAAACCCTCTACGTGACTGAGCGCGACAAGGCCAGCGCGGACCGCCTCAACGACGGCGTGAGCGGTACCGGCACCGTCTATTCGGTGCGCTTCGGCCGATAACTGGAGACCCCATGAGCATTCCAACATGCGCCGTCCTCGTGCGGCTCTATGACCAGGGCGCCCAGGCAGTTGTCGGTGCCAAGGTCACGGCGAAGCTGGACCGGTATGAGATCTACCAAGGCTTCGCGGTGCCGCGCGAAGTGGAGGGCGTGACCGATGCCTTTGGCGAATGCACGCTGAGCCTGTTCCCGAACGTCCTTGGTGCGGCGGGCTCCTCGTACAAGATCAAGATTTCGCCGACGGGCGGGCTCAAGGCCTATAGCGCGCTGGCTGTCGTCCCGGATGCGCCGTCGGCCAATCTCGATGAGATTGCCGAGTTGGTTGCAGAGCCGAAGGCGGACTTCCAGCAGTTCTTTGAAGAGGTGAGCGGGTTGGCCTCCGACCTGGTGGGCCAAGCCACCGCAGCCAAGGTAGCAGCGCAAGCCGCACAGACTGCAGCCGCAGGAAGTGCCACGGCAGGGGCAGGTAGCGCCGCCAGTGCAGGTACCCAAGCTGCAGCAGCCCTCGCTTCGTCGCAGTCCGCTACTACCAGTGCCAATGCCTCGGAGGCGTCGCGGGTGAATGCGGCGACGTCTGAGGGGAATGCAGCCGGATCGGCCGCGGCTGCGGCGGGCTCGGCGACGGCATCGGCGGGCAGCGCCGCCACGGCCACGACGCAGGCCGGCAATGCCGCGGCCTCCGCCACGGCGGCAGCGGGCAGCGCAACGGCAGCCGCAGGTTCAGCAACCACTGCAACGACGCAGGCAGGGAATGCTGCGGCGAGTGCTACGGCGGCGGCAGCGAGCGCCGCGGCTGCGGCGGCAAGTGCCGGCACGATCGTGCCGACCGTCACGAAGCCAGGTAATGCCGACGTGACCACCGGGCGAGTGGTCGATACCACTGTCATCTATGACGTAGCGATCACTGCGCCGCGCACCGTCACCCTGAACACGACGAACCCGGCGACTGGTGATCGCGTGCATGTCACCCGCACCGCTGCCGCGGCTGGCGCCGATCTGGTGGGTGTCGCTGCGCTGAAGTACCTGAACCCCGGCCAATGGGCTCGCGCCACCTATGACGGCGCGGCCTGGGTGCTCACCGCCTACGGCAGCCTGTAACCCACCACGGAAGACTCGATGGAAACCGATCACCTCCTGCTTCGCGGCGACCTCGGGCGGACGCCTACTTTCGCGGAATCTGAGGCCAACCTCAAATACCTGGAGCGCGTTTCCCTCGCGGAGGCCGCCGCAGCGTCTGCCGCCACAGCAAGCGCAGCCAGTACCGCCGCCGCTACGGCGCGTGACGCGGCTGGCGCCAGCCAAATCGCCTCAGCGCAGAGCAAGAGTGACTCGGCGGCAAGTGCCACGCAGGCGGTAGCCGCGCGCCAAGGTGCTGAGACGGCGCGCGACACGGCGACCGCACAGGCTGGCATTGCGACAACCCAAGCCGCTAGCGCTACCACATCAGCGACGACTGCAACCAGTCAGGCCGGCACGGCAACCACACAGGCCGGCAATGCGGCAACATCCGCCGCAGCCGCAGCCGGCTCCGCTGCTGCAGCTGCCGCAGCGAATTCCGCCATCGCCAACGGCACCGCCACGGACGCCGGCACGCTGACCGGCGCGGAAACGATCCCGGCTAGTCGTGGGGCTGGTCTACTGCAGACGACGGTCGCCAAGATTCGGGACTATCTCACCGGATTCTGGCTGAACATGCGACTGAAGGCATGGGTGGCCAGTAGCTCGTTCGCTTCGCTATCCAGCGTCACGCGCGACAGCAATAACGTGCTGTTGTCGGCCAATATCACCTGGCCGGACGGCACCAGCGGCGTATTCACAACGGATGCTGTCAATGGCGTGACGCCTGCCATTGATGCGTACCACGTGACCTACTTCGGCACCACGACCAAGACCGTCACGCAACCCGCTGTGACGCGCGACGCCAACGGCTCTGTCACTGTGCAGCCGGCCATTACTATTTCGTGAGGTGATGTATGTCAATCCTTGACGCTCCCAGCGCGCGAGTCGGGACCGATAGTGGCCGACAACAAAAATATGCCCAGTTCCCCGACGGGACAAAGATTGGCAGGCGCATGCGCTATACCGTTGGGCGCCAAGGCTCGGGCTGCGACGTCATCTGTGACGGGGTCGCTGATGACGTGGAGATCAACGCTGCGCTGCTATTCCTCCACAACCACAACAACTTTACAGGCTGGGCTCTCGAGTTCTCCGACGAAAGTTTCTACATCGCTTCGTCCATTCTCCGGCAAGCCTACGTATCAATGTTCGGGCAGGGTGCGCGAGCTACACAGTTCATTGCGGCAGCTGGCCTGGCTGGGGGCATGCAGAAGCTTGTGCCCGGTGCCATCCAGTTCCTAAATGATAGTAGCTATCGGATGGTAGGTGGATCGGCAGGGGCGCCCACCAATGCCGGATGCTTTGCTATGCAGTTCGTCGCGCAGCCACTAGCGGCTCAGGGTAATGCCGGCGGACTATGGAATTCGTCGTTCTCTGACATCCAGATCGACTTCTTTGACAACGGCATCCAGTCCATTGGCACACTAGACAATAGCGCACTGCTGCCGCAACAGTTCGTCAACTTCATCGACGTCGATGTGAACGTTGAGGGCACGACCGGCTACGCCCTGGACATGCGGGGGCAGCACGGGCAGGTGACCTTTGATTCGTGCACCCTGCAAAATCGGGTGAGCACGAACCGGGTTGGAACGATTGCCCGACACGGTCGGAGCACGGATACCGTCTTCCCTGGCAATGTGACGTTCAAGAACAAGTGCACCTTCCAGAATGCGAGACGAGCCATCGATGTCTATGGCGCCAGTCAGGTGCATGTGGATGACAACTGGTTTGAGAACTTGGCAGAATCCGTCCGATTGGATGGCGGGGGGGTTGGGCATGTCGTGGAGCGAAACCGATTTGCCAATGCAGGCTCCGTAGGAGATGGCAGCGGCTACCTTTTGTATATGGGGAATGCGGTTGGCGCCGAATTCGGTGGCAATACCATTCTCGGTGCCTTTGATGAGATCGCCATCGGCAGCAACGTCTTGTATTTCTACCCGAGGCCGAACACGATTTCTGGAACTGCGCTCGTTGGACGTTCTAGCGGCATTACCAAGCAGCTTGCAGCCGCAACATCCGATACGCTAATCACCGGCCACACGGAATTTCCCGCGGTTCAGTGCTCTGCAACGCAGATCAACAACATCAGTTGCGAGATGCTACCAAATCAGGAGCTTACGATTCGACTGATTGCGAATGGAGGCCAAACTACCCAGGCCTTCGGAAATTCGGGGAATATTGATCTCGGTGGGCGTGCATCGCCACTCACGGTGTCAGCCGGAGCGCTTGTAACGTTCAAGGTGAGCGACCTTATTGCGCGCCGACTGATTCTCAAATCAGTTAGCACTGGCTAAGAATCGCGCCCGCAGGGCGCGGGCCGCTTGCGACGTAAGCCTGTGGTAATACGCTGCGGCAACCACGGCGTATGACAGCATGCCGATCAGAATCTCTGCGAGGAGCAGGTAGTAGCTGTTGGCGGGCGTGTATGAATGCCGGAGCCAGACGATCGCCGCGATCATAAGGACAGAGCAAAATGCTGGCCCCACCAGTGGAGAAAACTGGCTCCGGTAATCAATGCTGGTAAAGCGAAGGAGCAAATACGCCCCGATCGGCACGGTGATGATGAGGCGGCCCGCCCAAGCGTAGACCGTATAGATGGGCTCCATACCGGACATGAGGATTACCGCGGCCACTGTTGTGATGGCAGATATTCCCGCTGGAAGTAGGTAGACAGTGGTCTTCCCGACGGCGCGCAGGCAGTATGCGACAAACATCCGCGCAAGCATGACGGCCCAGTACACGCATAGCAACTGAACCGCCGGCACGGCATTGGACCACTGCTGCCCGAGGAGTAGAGGCACCCACAGGTCAGAGGTGACGCCAAGCCCGAGGAAGGCCGGAAAAGAGATGAAGGAGAGCAGTTCCGTAGCCCGCATGAACGAGAGGCGAAGTCGCCCCGGGTCATCCTGATGCTGCGAGAGCATCGGCAGGGCAACCTTGCTACATACGGACTGGACTATCCCGGCAAGAGCGTCGGTGGCCCTCATTGCCATGTTGAGGAACCCGAGCGCATCAAGGCCGTGGTATCTGGCCACCAGGACGTTGAAAACGCGCGTCAGAACGGACCATAGAACTCCCTCAAGCATGACGGGGGCGCCGAACGCAATGAGGCCTTTCGTGTGCGCCCATGAGAATCGCAGCTTCGGCTTGTTCTCGATAGATAGCCATACCATTGCGGTGCAGATAAGGTTTTGCACCGCATTGGCAATGACGATGCTCCATAGCCCCCAATGCGACAGCGCGAGAAGTGTCGCGACAAGCAGATAGGACAGTCGCCCAACGAGAGTGCGCTTCGCCAGAGTGCTCGTCCGCAAGGAGCGCGTGAGGATCGCGGTTGGCAGCGTGGCGATGCCAACAAGCGTGCAGGATAGGCCTTCCACCAGGATCACGTAGCAAAGCGTTGTGTCCTGGCCCGCCCTAGCGAGAATGGCGGCGATTAGCGCGCAGACGACGGAGCCGACGAGCCCCATGACGCTTGATGTCGTGAAGGCGCTGTCCTGACATGCCTGGTCGATCTGCTTGCGCTGAACAATGGCGTCTTGAAGCCCGAGCCCACCCACGAGCTGGACAACTGCGACGACGGACTGCGCGAGGACGACCAGCCCAAAATCCCGGGGGCTGAGGATTTTTGAGAGCAGGGCAATCGTGAACAGGTTGAGAGCGGCAGCCGCGACGGCATCAAATGCCGCCCACGGGACCGCCGCAGATAGCGACTTCCTATTCACTGTGTGGCCGGTCTTAGCCCTAGAGACTTGGTAAATTTCCAAGCCGACTTGAGGATTTTGAAGCGGCGCGCGGAGTTCATGAGGCGATTCTTGGTCAGTGAGTAGTGGAGAGCCGTGACCCAAGGCGCGTCAATCTGCCTGTCTTTTGCGATGTCGTAGATCTCGCTGAGGAGTGCGACCTGGCCGTCGTTCCCCGCGCGAACGTTCAACACTCGCCATGGCGTCAGATGGCCGGGCAGTGACGCAGGCAGCCTTGCGCCGACGGCAAGGAAGTTCATCTTGGTGCGCACGCACTTCTCGCAGTATCCGCAGTTTTCGCCGGTGATCGGGCCTTCCCAGCAAACGCGCAAATTGCGCACGCCTGCGGCCCAGGAGTTAAGATATTCGACCTTCTCCGTGCGCGCAAACTCGCCGCCGTCATAAACGACCGTGAGGTCTCGCGAGGAGAGCATTGAATAGGTGATGGGATTTCCGCCCCATGGAAGAACAAGGCGGGAGTAGTCTTCATCGGAGCCAATGAGGGCGGTGTCGGCCTTACCGAGCCAATTCCGGAGGCAAGTTGCCACGGCGGTGCCGAACTCCATCTCCCATTGAGTGCACGCTACCGACTTCCAGTTTGTCCGCACCGTTGCAAAGGGAACGTCAAGTGATCGAAGACTGTCGGCCGCAGAGATGGCGGCCTTGTCAAAGGCGTCGTTCTTGTCTAGCGGAATGTCCAGCCCCTGAATGAGGACGCCTGCGACAAGATTCTTGCTGCGCAACCCAACATCACCCCTCGCGTGCCTAAGGAGGGTAAAGGATGCGTCAACTCCGCCGGAGAATGCTGCTACAGCTTTGCCGGTTGCGCCGGCGGCCGGCTGATCGTCCCGGACAATCTCGGTGGCGGTGATGCCCACGCGCTTATACAGGTCAGGGCGCCAGACTGCCCAGCTTGCTACGAAGTTTTCGAGGTTTTCCAGCAGCGACGAGGATACAGGGCCATCAATGTGAAGCGAATGGCCGATGTGCATCGCTTTGAAAATCAAAGCGGTCGCCGCCATGTCATGGCGACTCAATGGCGGCGGTAGGGCTTCATCGGGTCCAGAGATGTCCCACCAGATCTCACCATGCGAGAAATTCAGTTGGCGTCGGACGCGCCCACCCTCTCTGGTTTCACCAAGGCGCGCGATAATTTTCTGCATTGATGGACCCCTATTTGTTGTGATCCGTTTTTGTACCAGCTCACCCTTGAGGTTCTGGTCTTGAATCGGCGCGCATTTCTGGTTTCGTCGTGCGCCACAAGGGATTCTACCTGTGTGCTCAATGCATCAATCCCTTCCAAGTGGGGGATTGCATGCGATCGGCCTGAACTCGAATTGAGCATCTACAGTCACCACGGTCGAGCGAGGCAATCGCTGTATTCGTATCCGTTGTCCCAGGCCTGCCGTAGATGAGGTCTTCCTTGCCAGTAGGGGTTATCTGCCTTGCGTAGGCCTGCGTAAAACGCTCGCACACCATCAAAAAAGGCTTGCTCGCATTGCATCGTTGGGGCTGTGGGTGCGGGACCATGCTGTGTCGACCGTGCAAGATCGAGCAGCCTCCATATAGCCGAAAGCATCATTTTTCCTCGCATTGTTCGAGCGAGGGATCATAGCAGGTGGGATATGTTCGCCTTCTGGGCGCGACCTTTTGCGCCGCGCGACTCGAATTGCCCCTCCCACCACTAGCATCTCTACCAACCCCAAAGCCGGTTACCGTGCTGCCCGGATAGGCAGACCGGCCTACGATTCCCCCTCAACCGCCTTCGGGCGGTTTTTTCATGCCCAAAAGGAGACGCCCATGCGCCGATACCTCTGGAACCTGCTCATCGCCCTCGACCAGGGCGCCAATGCCGTGCTCGGCGGCGACCCGGACGAGACGATTTCAAGCCGCGCCGGTAAGGCCATGCGCGAGGAAAAGCGCTGGGGCTGCGTGCTCTGCCGCTTCCTCAACTGGTTCCAGGCGGACCACTGCGTCAAGTCGATCGAGCCGGGCGTGGGTGCGAACGCTGCGCTGCCGGACTGAGCCATGGCACGCAAGAAGCCCGAAGCCCGGCCGAGCTGCGGCCCGTGCGCCTACTTCTGCAAGGAGTTGGGCGAATGCCGCCGGTATCCGCCTGTTGTTCTTGGGGTCGATGACCTCTATCAGCCCATCCAGCAGTTTCCCAGGTGCGAGCCGTCCTCGCCCGCTTGCGGTGAATTCCGCCAACGACTGAGCAGCTAATACCATGATTGATGACCGACTGCGCGAGTGGGCGACACCGCGGCAACTGGAATATCTTGAGGCCATCCTGAAGCACGGGAGCGGCACGAAGGCGGCCAGGGCTTTGGGAGTGGGCAAGACTGCGGTGAATGACTCCATGGTGGCGCTGCGGAAGCGGGCGGCGAAGGCGGGGTATTCGCCGGAACACGCCATGACCCGTACGGTGCCCGACGGGTTCATGGTCAAGGGGGTGTCGACCTACTATGACGAGGAAGGCAAGCCGCGCGGGCAGTGGGTGAAGAGTGCCCAAGATCCGGAGCGCTTCGAGCAAATCATGCGGGACTTCGCCGCTACGATGGCCGAGGGCGTCAAGGGCCTCGCGCCGATCACGAAGCCGCCCAAGGTGGCTGACGAGGATCTGCTGTGCGTCTACCCGCAGGGCGACCCGCACTTTGGCATGTACGCCTGGTGGCAGGACGCGGGAGAGGACTTCGACCTCAGCATTGCCGAGCGCCTTACGTGCAGCGCGGTGGATCGCCTCGTGGCCAGCGCGCCGCCCGCTAAGACGGCATTGCTGCTGAACCTCGGCGATGCATTCCATGCTGATAATCAGAAGAACCAGTCACAATCCGGCCACCAGCTCGATGTGGACGGGCGCTGGGCCAAGGTCCAGCAAGTCGGCCTGCGCGCGATGCTCTACTGCGTTCGCCGCCTGCTCGAAAGGCACCAGAAGGTGGTGGTGCGCGTCAACCGCGGCAACCACGATGGGCACTCGTCCTACGCGCTCGCGCTGATGCTCTCGTGCTACTTCCACGACGAGCCGCGCGTGGAGGTGGATCTGTCGCCGGCCGTGGCTTGGTACTACCGATTCGGCAAGGTGCTGATCGGCTCGACGCATGGCGACACGATCAAGGGCGCGGACATGGTGAGCCTGATGGCTGCCGACCGCCCGCAGGACTGGGGTGAGACGGGGCACCGATATTGGTATGTCGGGCACGTCCACCACCAGGATTCCAAGGAGTACCGCGGCGGCGTGGTCGAGTATTTCCGCACGCTGGCTGCGCGCGATGCCTGGCACGCAGGGCAGGGCTATCGAGCCGGCCGCGACATGCGTCTGATCGTGCATCACCGCGAGCACGGGGAGATCGAGCGGCACCGTTGCGACGTTGGAATGCTGTCGGAGGGTGCAGCATGAGCCAGTCCCCCATCCTCGCTGCACTGCCCGACCTCTCGCCGGCCGACGTCAACATCGTCCTGCAAGGCCTGATCCGCCAGCGCGAGCACATCACCAGCCTGATCGCGCTGATCGAGGGGACGGCCAATCAGAGCCTCGCCGAGCGTGTCGCTGCCGCGCGGGCAGAGAGCGCCGAGCCGCCGGCGAACCCCCTCGGCGATCCGGTTATCACGCTCGCCTAAGCCCCTCCCGCCCCACACCAAGCCCCGCCACTGAGCGGGGCTTTTTCTTTGGTGCTGCCTATGCTCGCTATCAAAGTCCCAACCGGTATCATGCCGCTGTTCGAGCCGACCGAGTTGCCTGACAACGCGGCGCAGATTGCGCAGAACTGCCGCTTCAATCGCGGCGACCTGCGCGGCTGGGCTGGCACGGCCGACATTGCCACGCTCTCCAAGCCTGGGCCGATCAAGTCAATCTACCGCTTTGGTCAGGACGTGGTAGGCGATGCGACCTTCTGGTTCCACTGGACCACGGTCGTCAATGCCGTACGCGGGCAGGTGGCGGGCGACACCACCGAGCGCACGTACTTCACGGGTGACGGGGTGCCTAAGGTCACGGATTCGGCCTTGGCGCTCACCGGCGGCACCGGGTATCCCGTCGCGGCGTACACCCTCGGCGTGCCGGCGCCGGATACCGCCCCGGTTGCTGTCGAGGGCACCGGTGGCGTGACCACCACTGTCAAGCAGTCGCGCGTCTACGTGATGACCTTTGTGACCGGCTGGAGCGAGGAGGGCACACCGAGCCTGGCATCGAATGTGGTCTCCGTCTACGAGGGCCAGACCGTCGATCTGTCGGGCCTGGACCTGCCGCCGTCGGGCGCGTTCAACATCACGACGAAGCGGCTCTACCGAAGCGCGGACAACGGTGCGCTGCTGTTCGTCGCCGAGATCCCGGCCGCGCAGACGACCTTTACCGACAACGTTGCCGGCACTGCGCTGGGCGAGACGCTCTCGGCGATCGACAACGACATGCCGCCGGCGGATATGTTCGGGCTGCTGGCCTATCCCAATGGCGGGATGGTCGGGTTCTCTGGCTCGGACGTGTGCGCCTGCAAGCCATACAAGGGCTATGCGTGGCCTTCGAGCCTGCGGGATTCCGTGCCGCACAAGATCATCGGCGGCGCGGTGGTCGAGCAGACCCTGATCGTGCTGACCGATGGCTTCCCCTACGCCTACACCGGCACGGATACCACCTCGCTATCCGGCCAGCCGATCCAGTCGTTCCCGCATTCGTGCATCTCGGCGCGCTCCATCGTCAAGGTGGATGCGGGTGTCATCTATGCCGCGCCGAACGGCCTGGCCCTGATCGGCAACGGCACGGCCCGGGTGCTCACCGAGGATCTGCTGTCGCAGGAGGACTGGGACGCGCTCAACCCGGCCTCGATCCACGCCTACGGCTGGGATGGGAAGTACTTCGCTTTCTACGACGCCGGCACGGTGCAGGGCGGATTCATCCTCGATCCGCAGGACAGCCGCGCGCCGCTCACCAAGATCGACCTGTACGCCACCGCAGGGTACTTCGATCTGCGCAGCGGCGGGCTGTATCTCGCCGTCGGAAACACGGTCAAGCGCTGGGCCGCCAGCGGGGCGGCGCTGCTCACCTACCTCTGGCGCTCGAAGAAGTTCCTGCTGCTCAAGCCGTCCAACTTTGCGGTTGCGCAGGTCAAGGCCACGGCCTACCCGGTCACGTTCCGCCTCTTTGCCGATGGCACGTTGCTGCACGAGCGCAGCGTCACGAACGGCGAGCCCTTCAAGCTGCCATCCCCGCGGCGCTACAGCATCTGCGAGATTGAGCTGACCGGCACCAACCCGGTCACGGCGGTCTTTGTCGCCAACAGCATCGGGGAGTTGGCCAATGTCTAAGAACCCCTCGATCGGCGCAATCCCGACGGATGCCTCGCCCGCGCTGCGCGGGTTCCTCTCGGCGCTCAAGGAGGCGGTGGAAGTGCGCAATGGCCAGCGGGGCGATCAGCTGGACATGGGGGTCACGCTGCGCATGCTGCAGGGCATGGATGGCTTCACGGTCAAGCTGCCGGGGCAGGGCGGCATCGGCCCCGGCGGGCTGCCTGGCATCTCCATCGACCCTGACGCCCTCGGCGACCTCACGCCGCCGCCTGCGCTCACGGACTTGGAGGCCACCGGCGGGCTGGCCAGCATCCTGCTGACCTGGACGCAGCCCACCTACCCGAACCACGCCTACACGGAGATCTGGCGCGCAGAGGTGGATGACCTCGGCCTGGCCTCGCGCGTCGGGATGACGCCGGGAAAGGTCTATGCGGATTCGGTCGGGGGCGGGCGGTCGCTCTACTACTGGGTGCGCGCCGTGTCGCGGGCCAATGTGGTCGGGCCTTACAACGCCGTGGCCGGCACGCAGGGGCAGACGAGCCTGGACCCGGGCTATGTGATGGACATCCTCACGGGGGATTCCACCACGCCGTTTGTCATCCAGGCGGAGCCAACCGTCATCAACGGCTACCTGGTGCCCGCGGGGACGTACATCCGAGACGCCTTCATCAAGGTGGGCACGATCGGCAGGGCCATGATCGGGCTGGCGGCCATCGATGACGCGCGCATTGCGGACCTCTCGGCCGAGAAGATCACGGCGGGCTTCATCGATGTGGCGCGGATTGAGGCGGGCACAATCACCGGCGACAAGATCGCGGCCAACACCATCACCGCCGATAAGCTGGTGGCGAACAGCATCACCGCGGGGCAGCTCGCCGCGGGGTCGGTCACCACGGATGTGCTGGCGGCTGGCGCGGTGACGGCGGGGAAGGTGGCGGCGGGCGCCATCACGGCGGACAAGATCAGCGTGACGTCGCTGTCGGCGATCTCTGGCAACCTCGGCACCATCACTGTAGGCACCGCCAACATTGCCGACGGCGCTATCACCAATGCCAAGATCGGCAATGCGCAGGTCACTGCCGCGAAGATCGCCGACGCAAATATCGGCACGGCCAAGATTGCGGACGCGGCGATCACCTACGCCAAGATCGGGGATGCAGAGGTTAATACCCTGAAGATCGCCGGCAATGCTGTGACGATCCCGGTCAGTGGGTACTCTGCGGCAGAATCGACTCGCGGCTCAGGCACTTTCAACGAAGCGTCTTGCACAATCACCTCGTCCGGCGCCCCTATCGCAGTGTTCATTAGTTTCAGCTTGACGGCGACGGACGACATCATTGAGGTGTGGCTAGATAGAGATGGAACCAATATATGGGCTGAGAACTTTCTCGATCCAGCCGGCCTCCCTTGGACAAGAGTTGCAGCGGTGCTGTCAGACACTCCCGGTGGTGGGTCACATACTTACAGTCTGATGTTTCGATCAACAGGCGCCACTTTCACCAGTGCCAAACGTTCAATCGTACTACTGGAGACGAAGCGATGAATTCGCAATACGCGGTCTACAACGGAGCCGGGCGAATTCTGCGCTATGGCTCCTGCCCTGAAGAGATGGTGCAGATCCAAGCCAACCATCCGGGCGAGTCGGTGATTGTGGGTGCATGCGATGACTTGCGCCACTACGTCGCGGGCGGCGAAATCCTAGAGCGCCCCGAGAACACCGCAACGCTGATCGGCACAATCCTTACCGGCCTGCCGGTGCCATGCACCATCATCATCGACGGCCAGCGGTATGGGCACGACGAGTCGGCTGTCGAGTTGGACCTGCTGGCGGGCGAGCATACGATCACCGTCGAGGCCTTCCCTGTTCTCGACGCCACTTTCACTGTGAGCGTTCCATGAAAGTCATCCGACACCGCCCCGACCATGGGCCGCTGCGCAAAGCCGCCTATCTCCCCGTGGAAGACCAGCTTGACGCGCTGTGGCACGCCATGGATCGCGGCGAGTTTCCCAAGGTGCCGGAATTCTACGAGCCGATCAAGGCCGTCAAGGACCGCTACCCGAAGGTGGAGGAGGGGCCCTGACTGTTGCGAAAGTAATACTTATCGCAGGTAAGTATCGTGATAGAGTGCGGCTCATTCGGCCACGAAGGCGGAAATGCGCGCATTCTCAAGCATCAAAGAGTTCTTCGAGCATTTCCTGCTCGGCAATGAGGCGGCCGTCGCCTTCAACCTGCTGTTCCGAGACGTCCTCCATGCCTGGGACGACCTGATTGACCGGGACAAGCCCGTCTCCGACGAGGACATCCACCGAGCGTTCCGCAGCGCGTTGGTCCTGCTCCCCGCCAATCCCTTCTACCGCGCGCACTTCGCGCAACTGCACCCCCTCATTGACAACGCCATCCTGAATTGGATGGCGGCCAATGCCATGGAGGCGACCGAGTCGAGGACCGACAAGGAAATCGCCTTCATCACGCGCTCCGACTACATCAACGTGTTCGTCAAGTCGCTGTTCCTGGTGGGCGGCTTCGAGCACGCGCGCAAGGCGCTGCCTGAGGCGCGACGGCATTGGCATGCGGAGGGGTTCGATCGGTACCTGCTCAACCTTGAGGCCGAAAAGGCCGCACGAGGATAGCTCCATGATCCTTTCCAATCTTCTGCGCCTCCTCGCCCCGCGCTTCACGCTGTACTGCTGCAGCGATAGCGCCCCGGACACCAGCGCCATTGCGGCTTCCAACGAGCGGGCCGCCGAGTTGGCCAAGCAATCCGCCGATGACAATCTGGCCTTCCAAAAGCAGCAATACGCCGACCTGCAGCCGTCGTTGAAGAACTCGCTGGACATCTCGTCGGAAGCCTCGCGCCAGCAGATGGACTTGGCCCGGCAGGCGCAGGACCGCTCCGACGAGCAGTGGGACTACTACAAGGACACCTTCCAGCCCGTCGAGAAGCAGATGGTGCAGGAGGCGATGGACTACGGTTCCGCCGCCGACCAGAACCAGCAGGCCGGCACCGCACGCGCGGACATGACGGCGTCGTTCGATTCCCAGCGCGAGCAGGCGAACCGCCAGTTGACCGCGATGGGCGTCAACCCGAACTCGGGTAAGTTCGCCAGCGCCAACCGGATGACGGACATTGCCCAAGCGGCGCAGACGGCGGCCGGCATGACCGGGGCCCGCACCGCGGCGCGCGACAAGGGCATCGCCCTGCGGGCCGGTGCAGCGTCGTTCGGTCGGAACATGACCAATACCGCCGGCCAGAACCTGACCAGCGCGGTCGGCGCAGGCTCGGCGGCGGCGGGCACCTCTGGTGCCGGCATCGGCAACACCCTGGCGGCGGGCAATTCTGTGTCCGGCGCCTACGGCATGGGGATCAACGCCGCCAATACGGCGATCAGCGCGAACAACTCCACCGTCGGCGCGATGAACCTCGGTGTGCAGGCTGCCTCGTCCAATAACCAGTCGATGGGAAGCATGGCAGGTGCTGCCGTCGGCGCGGGGGCGTTGCTGCTGTGACGGACATCGCCGCCGCCTTCGCGCGCCACGAGCGCATCGCCTTCCAGTTCTCGGGCGGGCGGGACTCGCTCTGTGCACTGCACCTGCTGCGCCCGTATTGGGCTGCAATGACGGTCTACCACCTGCGTACCGGCGACGACTTCCCGGAGACGCAGAAATTGGTACGGGAGATCGCCAACCTCGTGCCGCACCTCGCGCTAGTGGATGGCGTGGTGGGGGAAGTGCGTGCCGAATTCGGCTTGCCCTCCGACCTGATCCCGACGAGCGCGACGACTATCGGGCGGATTCACACGGGTGGCCCGCGACTGCAGGACCGCTACGACTGCTGCGCGCGCACGATCATGCTGCCGATGCAGGCGCGCATGAAGGCAGACGGCATCACGCTCATCGTGCGCGGTCAGCGCGACACCGACTATGCCGCGCCCGTCACGCGATCCGGTGACGTGCATGACGGGATCGAACTGCTGTACCCCATCCAAAGCTGGACCACCGAGCAGGTGATGTTGGCGCTGGACGCCATGGGCGTCGAGGCGCCGCGCTTCTACGCGGAAGGCTGCAAGGGCGCGCTCGATTGCATGACCTGCACGGCTTGGTGGGACGAGGGCCGCGCTGCCTACCTCGCCAAGCACCACCCGGCCAAGTATGCCGAATACCAACGCAAATTGACCCTCGTGGCCGACGCGCTGCGCCCGCATGTGGCGCACCTCGACCGCGAACTCACGATCAACGAGGACTGACCATGGCTCTTTACACAGGTGGCTTCGGTACCGGTTTCCTGCAAGGCATGAATGCCTCCATGAGCCTGGCCAAGCAGTATCAGGAGGCGCAGAAACTGCGCGCGCAGCAGGACTTGGCCAAGCAGATGGCCGGCTACATGAAGGGCCAGGCCGGTGATGCGAGCACGCCGCAGGTGAGCAAGGTCGATATGTCCAACCCGCAGGGCACGCAGATCGACAGCCCGACGACGGCCGCAGCACCGGCTGTTCCTGCGCCCGAGACCGCGGCGCCAGACGCTCCGGCGCCGATGAGCGCGTCGACCGATGCTGGCTTCGGCACCGGATTCCAATTCCTTGAGGGGGCTTGATATGGCAGGCGGATTCGGTACGGGCTTCCTTCAGGGCATGGGCGCTGGTGCGGACTTTGCCCAGCAGTATCAGGAGAGCGAAAAGCGCCGTCGGCAAGAAGAACTGGCGAAGTGGTCGGCGGATCAAATGGCACAGGACGCGGCGCCAGGCGAGAGCGCGCCGGCCCCGGCTGCTGCGCCGGCCCCAGTGGCTGCGCCCGCGCCCGCGGCCGGACCTTCGGCGCCGACGTCCTACGCTGACGCCTTCAATGAGGCGACCGCCGGGCCGCCCGACACGCGCCCGATGGATGCCGCCACGCGCGCGGCGATGCCGGCACAGGTCGACAATCCCGCGCCGGGCCGCGGTGTCGGCGCAGGCATGGAGGCCTTGCTGAATCCCGAGCGCTTCGCCGACAACGCGCCGCGTATGGTGAAGACCAGTATGGATGCAGGCGCGCCGGCAGCGGGTAATGACGGGCTGCTGGAGGCGGGCAACATCGACCTCGCCAAGCGGCCGGTGGTCAAGAATGCCGATGGCTCGATCAGCACCGTTCGCTCGATGTCGGTGGGCATGGATGGCAAGGAATACCTGATTCCGACCGTCGCCGACGACGGCAGCCGCATCTTGTCAGATGAGGAGGCCATCCAGCAGTTCCAGCGCACCGGCAAGCACCTTGGCGTGTTCGATACCCCCGAGCGTGCGACGGCCTACGCGGACAAGCTGCATGAGGACCAGGCGCGCATGTATGTGCCCGCTGCTGGCAGTGGTGCGCCCGCGCCGAGCCAAGCCGCCGCGCCGGCTGAGCTTGCCCCCACGCCCGTGCCGAGTCAGGCCGCAGCGCCTGCCTCCGCAGAGCCTGCCGAGCTAGCGCCGCGCAAGTTCAGCCTTGACGACTACCAGCGCAAGTACATCGAGAAGGCAGCGAGCCTGGGCCTTGCCGACGAAGCCAACAAGGCGATGGCCGACGTGATCGCGCGCAAGTACTCCAGCGCGGCGATGAACGCCTACATGAACGGCAACTACGACGACATCTATCACATCTACAACCTGCTGCCTGACGGGCACTCGGTCAAGCGTGAGGTGTTGCCGACGAATTCGGACGGCACCGGCGGCGGCATCAAGCTGTCCATGGTCAACGACAAGACCGGGGCGGTCTACGGCCAGCCGCGCGTGTTCAAAGATGAGCGCGAGGCCGCGGGCGCCATGATTGCCGCGTCCGATCCGAAGCTGCTGACGACGTGGCTGACCAACCAGGGCAAGGAAGACAACCAGCTCACGCGCATGTGGATGATGGACCGTCAGCGCCAGGCGCAACTGGACGAGGTCACGCGGAACAACAACATGCGAGACCGGGCCGCCGCTGCTGCGCGCGAGGACCGTATGCTTACCGCGCTGATGCGCGGGCAGGGCGGCTCGGGATCTGGTTCGGGCTCGCGCGGCGGCAAGGGCGAGGCCACGCCGTTCAAGCAAGACGACTTCTTCAAGAATTACGCCACTGTGGATGGCGCCGTGGCGCCGTGGGGCCCATCGGCCTACACCTACGCCAACCAGATCGTGGAGAACAACCCGCAACTGGCGCAGACCGAGGGCGGCCGCGCCATGGCCGCGACGATGGCCCGCGGCATCGCTCGAGCGGATGCCGGCGAGGAAATCCCGGTGTCCGGCCAGGCCAACTATCGCCGGCTGCCGATTCTCAGCGCCGATGGCACGTGGGACATCGGTGCGCGCGACGAGGACGGCAACACCTACTACCTGCAGCGCAATGTCAATCCCGCCGGCCTCATCCGCAAGGACAAGGACGGCAAGGTGGTGGGCGGCATCGATGACGCCTGGATCAAGCAGCAGGAAACTGGGTTCATGCAGAACTTCGCCAAGACGAACCCCGACTTGTTCCGGACCCTTTCGCAGAACGCCGGCAACAAGGCAGCCGTCGACCAAGTGCGCACCGCAGCGGCTGGTGGCGACCAACTCTCGCAGCGCAGCCTGCAGGTCATGAATATGGTCAATAAGTACGGGGCGGATGCGGCAACACCGAAGTCCGCTGCCCCCGCGCCTGCGCCGGCCCCCGCTGGAAATGCCGCCCCCCAGTACACCGCGCAGGAACTGGAGTCAGCCAAGAAATATGGCATCGAGGAGCCTGGCCGACCGGTGTGGGATCAGGTCAAGGGCGCAGCCTCGTCCGTCGCCAGCGCCGTCGGCGACTACGGTAGGTCGCTGCGCAGCAGCAACTTTACCCGCTCCCTGCAGGCCTTCCGGAGTGGCCAGCAACCGCAGGCCGCTGAGACCCTGGCGCAGATCGTCAAGGCCGACCCCAGCTACTTGAGCAAGCTCACTCCCGACGATCGCCGAGCGATCGAAATCTACACCGGCCGCCGTATCTGACCGCACACAAAGACCAATATGGACCAAGCCTCCAACGGTAATTTCCTCGATCAACTCCGCGCGTTGGGTGGGGCTGCGCCCGCCTCCGCGCCGGCCGGCACCCAATCCGACGGCGACGCCCGCTCGAACTTCATCCGCGACAACAGCGCTCTGGCCGAGCGCGTCGGCGCCGATCTGGATGTCGATCCCGATGCGCTGATCGGGCAGTGGGGGCTGGAAACCGGCTGGGGCAAGAGCGTCATCCCGGGCACGAACAATCTCGGGAACATCAAGGACTTTTCGGGCAAGGGCGCTGCGGCAACGGACAACATGACCGGCAGCCGTGACCGGTACCGCCAGTACGCCAGCCTGGATGACTTCGGCAACGACTATACCGGCCTGATCGGGCGCAAGTATCCCGGCGCCATCGGCTCCGGCTCCGATCCGCGTCGGTTCGCCACGGCGCTCAAGGCGGGCGGCTATGCGGAAGATCCAGCATACGTCGACAAGATGGTCGCAGCGGCTGAGGCCGTCAAGCGCATCCGCGGCACGCTGAACCCGCCCAAGGAGCGCCCAGCATCGGTCAGCTACTTCAATCCTGCCGAGCAGCCCGGCGCCTCGCCGGCGGACTTCGAGCGAGATACCCGTCGCACGGACGCCGCGCGCGCGGCTGGCGCAACGGTGGGCGACTTGGCGCGCGAGTTCGGCGCCTCGGCTGTGTCCGGCCTGGGCGACATGCTCGGCGGCGCCGGTGAGGTGGCGGCAGCCGCGGCCAACCACCTCACTGGCACCGAGGACTACGCGGGCTTCAACCCGCTCACGAAGCCGGCCGCGGCGCTGCGCAGCGGCATGACTGAGGGCGGCAAGCTGGCGCGTCAGGATGGATTCGACGGCGACCTGATGAAGCCGGAAACGTGGAAGGCGCCGGACAGCGTGTCCGGCTGGCTGATGACCGCGGCGAACGGATTGGGCTCGCTGGCGCCCAGCATCCTGCCCGCGCTCGGCCCGGCCGCACGTGCCGCGCGCCTCGCCGCCGCAGGGGATGCCGCGGGTGCTGCTGCTGCGTCGGCTGCCGCCAAGGTGACCGGCGCTGCCACCGGTGGCCTGATGACCGGCGGCAATGCCGCATCGGATGCACGCCAGAACGTCGGCCAGACGCTCAGCAAGATGACCCATGACCAGCTCATGGCCGATGTGCCGATTTACCGTGAGGCCTTCGACAAGACCGGCGACGCGCGCACGGCACGCAACGCCGTGGAGAACGCCGCAGCGCAGTACGCCGGCATGGGCGCCGGCCTGATGGGCGCCGCCGGTGGCGCCTTCAATGCCAAGATCATCGAAGACCTGATCGCACACAAGGGCGTGTCTGCCGTGCTGGGCAGTATCAGCAAGCGCCCGACCGTGCGCGGCGTGGTCGGCGCGACGGCTGGCGCGGTGGGTGAGGGCGGGCAGGAAGTCTCTGAAGGCGTGGGCCAGGCCATGGGCGAGAACTTTGCCCTTGGCCGACCGGTGGGTCAGGATGTGACGCGCGGCTCGTTCGGCAACTTCGCCGGCGGCGCCATGGTGGGCGGTCCGATGGGTGGTGCAGGCGGCGTCTTGTCGCGCGCGGCCGGCCATGCACCGGCCCAGCCGACGGTAGTCCCCGGCGTGGCGCCCGGCGCAGAGGCTCCGGGTGCAGTGCCGCCGGCGGATGGTGTGGTGCCGCCGGGCGCTGCGGCGCAGCCCGCCGAGGAAGTCGACCCGTTCACCGCGCGCATCGACAAGATCCGCGAGGCTTTCCCGACCTTCATGCAGGGCAAGGATCCGACTCTGCGCGATGAGGCGCTCTATGCGCTGACGGTGGCCACCAATCCGGAAGCGCGCGCGGACCTGCGCGAGCAGGCGCTGACGCAGCTTGAATCCATTTTCTCCGGCGCGGGCAACTTCACCATGCCGCCGGGCGGCGGCGATGATGCTGGCGGGGGTGGGGCGCTCGTTCCGACCCGGGCACCGAAGCAGCGCGCCGCCGGCCCCGGCCTGCCGAATGAAGACCTGAACACCATCGAGGGCGAGGTGCGCGAAGTGCCGCCGCCCGCGCCGCGCCTGCCGGGCCGTCCCGCTGCCCGCCTGCCCGCGCCCGCCGACATGGCCGAGCGTGCCCGCTATGAGCAGGAATTCTCCGACCTGGTGAAGACGGACCAGATTGACCGGAGCCTCGCCGCACTGGAGAGCCAGGCGCGCACGCTGTTCCAGGACTCCATGCGCGAGCGCGAAGGCTCCGCACGTCTGGCCGAGATCCAGCAGGCCATCGAGCACAACCGCGCTGAGCGCTCGCGCCAGGACCGCGCCCGCATCCTGTCGGATGTGCTGGCCGATCCGGCTGTCGAGAACCACGAACCGCGCTTCGCCGCCGAGCTGGCGCGCGCCGGATTCCGTGACACCGCGCCGACGGCGGACGAACTGGCCAAGATCGACCGCTTCCAAGGCCTGCGCGAGGCCCTGATGGCTCCGCCCGAGGCTATCCCCTCCACGCCGAACGAGCTTGACCCCTACGCGCCCGCCCGCGCGCCGGCCGCACCGGCACAGCCGAGCGACTTCGCCCAGCGCCGCGAGGCCATCCGCGCCGCGATCGCCGCCGGCCAGACCGTGGAGAAACGCGCCGACGGCACGTACCTGGTCAATCCCGAGACCGGCGAGGCTCGCCGCCTGACGCCCGCCGAGATGCAGATCGCGCGGAACGAGTTGGCCAAAAAGGTCAGCACGGCAGCCGCCGAGACGAACACCGAGCCGACCGAGGCGCAGAAGGAAAACGGCAACTACAAGAAGGCCCGCATCAAGTTCCACGGCCTGCCGATCGCCATCGAGAACCCCAAGGGCGCCACGCGCAGCGGCGTCGATCCGGACGGCAACGCCTGGGAATCGACTATGGTGCACCACTACGGCTATGTGGAGGGCACCGACGGGGCGGACAAAGACCCGGTAGACGTCTTCATCGGCCCGGACGCCACGAGCAAGAAGGTCTACGTAGTCGACCAGATCGACCCGAAGACCGGCGCCTTCGATGAGCATAAAGCCCTTCTCGGATTTACCACCGAGGCCGCCGCGCGCAAGGGCTATCTGGACGGCTATGAGGACGGCTGGCAGGGCTTGGGCGCCATCACGGAAATGCCCATCGGCGAGTTCAAGACCTGGCTCAAGGACGGCAACACCAAGCAGCCCATCGACCCGAAGGCGATTCGCGCAGGTGAGGGTGCTGCGACGGTGAATCCGGCCGAGGTGGCGCAGGACGAGCCCGAGGCGCCGGCCGCGACCACGTATTTCTTCTACGGCGGCCCCGAGGAAGGCTTCCAGCCGATCCCTGCCGACAAGCACCCGCGCGCGGTCACTGAACTCAAGGATCTGCTGCCGGACTTCGATTTCATCGTCCATGAGTCGCTCAAGGACAACCCGGCCCCGGAAGCGCGCTACACGCTTTCCGAGGTATCGAGCGGCTTGGCGCTGATGCACGGGCCCACGGCCGAGGCAACCATCGAGGCTGCCCGCGAACTGATCGAAAAGCGTGGTGCGGAGAAGATCGCCAAGGCCATCGTCGCCTCGCGCGACAAGAGCGGCGCTGCCCCGGCACCGCAAGTCACCGGCATTCAGGAGCAACCGAATGAATCTCGCGTGGGAAGTGGAACCGATAGCGGCGCTGGAGCATCTGTCGAGAGTAACGAAGATTCCGGTGCGGAGCATGAAGACGCTGCGCAAGGCACTGCTGACGCAGACGATGCCGCCGGAGAGGCTGTACGACCTGGTGATAGCGGCGTACCTGCTGCAGGCGACGCCGCCGACGGTCAGCCGGCACTGAGCGAAAAGCCGCTCAAGTGGTACGGCACCAAGGCACGCGCCGAGCGCCACATTACCGAGAACGGCCTGAGCGACACCCATGAGGTGGTGAACCCGGCCGGGACGAAGCGGTTCGAGATCCGTCAGAAGTCGAATAAGTCGAGCGACGTCTCGCAGGAAGTTGAATCACCTACCCTGAGGGCCGCGCCAGACAAGGAAATCGACGAGGATGGCGCGCCGCAACAAGTGGAATCGACGCCGGAGGAAAGTGTAAGGCCAAAGGCTGAGGCAGGCACTGCGCAGACCGCAGCCGAGCCGCTGCGCCAGCCCAAGCCGCTGCAAAGCTCCAACGTCGACGGCGAGCCGCAGCGCCTGGCTGCCGCATTCTTGGCTAAGGAAGTGACGCGATTGGCCGAAGCTGGCGCGCCGCGCGATGCCGGTCAAGCTGCGCTCGATGCGCTGGGCGAAGGCGAGTTGCAGCCGGCGCGCGACTATCTGGCCCAGCACGAGCCGGACGGCAACCGCCCGTATTCCGAGGTCCGGGCCGAGCAGATGGCCAAGGAGGCCGGGCGCGCGCAAGAGTCCGCGGGAGATGAGCCGGCGCCGGAGGGTGTGTCCACGGAACCGCAATCCACCGACGCGTCGGCTACCACCGAGCCGGAGCCGGTTTCCGCCAAAGAGGAGCCTGAGCCCGCCGCTGTCGACGGCTCACGCGCTCCCCAGCCAGGCAAGATCGAAGACTTTGGCGAGGTGCTGACCGGTGCCCGCAAGCACTACGCCCAAGCCTACGCCGACGCCATGAAGGAAGCGCACGGCCTTGATGTCGCCGCGCACCCGCTGTCAAAGACGTGGCCCGATCCGGACTACAACAAGCTGCTGGATGGCGGCGCCGATCCGTGGGCGGTTGCGTTCGCTCGGGCTGCGCGTGATGCTATCCCGACCAAGCCGCAGAAAGGCTGGAAGCTGTCCGGTTGGGTCTCGAAGGTCGAGACGCTGCGCGCGTTCGCCGAGGATTTGCTTGCCGGTACCGTCAAGCCGGAGGCTGTCCGCGAGTTCATGGAAGGCTCGCGCCGCCAGAATGGGCTCGGTGACATCCTGAACAACATCGATCTGTATCTGGCCGTCGGCCACGCCAAGTCGCTCAAGGGCCTGACCCTCAGCGCTGGCCATTACAGCATCTTTGAGGGCAAGCACTACGACCCGGCAAAGACGATCTGGAGTGTCAACCGAGAGGCCAAGGCTACTGCCTTCGGCAACTGGCCGCGCATGCTGGCCATGGGTGACACCAAGGAAGAGGCAATCGAGGCCTTCAGGCAGGCGGCGCTGGCCAAGGTGGACGAGGAGCCGCAGAAGCGAGCGGTCAGCTTCGCCATCTACTCCACCCGCGGCCAGAAAGGTTTCTTCATCGGCAAGAAGATCGGCAAGGAGGTGGTGCGCCTGCATACCGGCCTGTCCACGGCCCAGGAGGCGCGTGCATACCTCGCCGAGCACCAAGCTGAGCTTGAGGAAAGGCTGGCCAAGCTGAAGGAAACGCCAGACGTGCGCAACGCTGAGAACGCCCCGCGCGTCGGCGGCGACCACCGCGACGGCGCCGACGTGACGCCCGAGCGCTTCGCGGAGTCCTTTGGCTTCCGTGGCGTGCAGTTCGGCAACTACGTCGAAGGCGCCCGCCGCCAGCAAGACCTGAACAACGCCTATGACGCGCTCATGGACCTGGCCGGCGTGCTGGACGTGCCGCCGCGCGCGCTCTCGCTGAACGGCGAGCTTGGCCTCGCTTTCGGGGCACGTGGCAGCGGTGGCAAGAACCCGAGCAGCGCCCACTACGAGCGCGGTAACGTGGTCATCAACCTGACCAAGGGCAGCGGCGCCGGCTCGCTGGCGCATGAGTGGTGGCATTCGCTCGACAGCTACTTCTCCCGTATGCGCGGCGACCGCCTGGGCATGATGACGGCCGACCAGAAGGGCGGGGAGGGTGTGCGCGAGGAAATGCGCGCGGCCTTTGCCGGAGTCAATCGTGCCATCAGCGACACAGCCCTGCGGGAGCGCTCGCGCGAACTCGACAAGCTGCGCTCAAAGGCTTACTGGACCACGCCGGAAGAAATGTCCGCGCGAGCGTTCGAGAGCTATGTCATTGCCAAGCTGGCGGACCAGGGCGCCGCGAACGACTATCTGGCCAACATCGTCAGCGAAGACGCATTCGCGCGCGAGGGTGCGTATCCGTACCCAACGGCCGGCGAAATCCCGGCGATCCGCGCGGGCTTCGACCATTTCTTCGATACGGTCGAGACGCGCGAGACGGATGACGGCAATGTGGCCATGTTCCGGTCAACGCCGGAGGAAGTCGGGCAGGACGGCGGGATCAACGCGGCCGGCGGCGCCAGCGTCAACAATGAACCGCGTGTCTCCGGTGCGGACGCAGACAACCTGTTTGCTCGCCTGCGCGCCGGCTTCGCCAAGATGCCCGGCGTCGAGATCGCGGCGTCTTTTGAAGATCTGCCCGATGCGCTGCAACGCGACGCGCGCGCGGCGGGCTTGAATCCGAAGGGCGTGAAAGGCGCGTTCCATGGTGGCAAGCTCTATGTAGTCCTGTCGAACCATTCTACCCTCGAAGACCTCGAAACGACGGCGCTGCATGAACTCGTCGGGCACTTCGGTATCCGCCAACTGCTGGGCGCCGAGGTCGGCCGGCGCATGAACAAGCTGTTCGCCCAACTGGGCGGCATCAAGGGGCTGCGCGCGATCGCCGAGCAATACGGCTTTGGTGACACCTTCGAGGGCTATATCGACGGCATGGTGCGGGCGCAGAAGGCCGACCCGGCGCGCTACGGCGACGAAGTCATCAAGGCCCTGCTGTCCGAGGAGTTGATCGCCCATATCGCTCAGGAAAAGCCGACGCTGCGCCAGCGCTGGAAGGAATTCGTGGGTGCGATCCGCGACGCGCTGCGCCGGCTGGGGCTCACCCAACTGGCCGAGTACAACGACGCCGATCTGGCGCACCTGATCCGCACCGCCCGCAAGGGGCTGGAGAACGGTGGGCCGGAGGGTAGCCCGCGCGGTGGGCAGCCGGCCCCGGCATTCCGCGGCACCACGCAAGATGCGGCCTTCAGGCGCTGGTTTGGCGATAGCAAGGTGGTAAATCCGGACGGCTCGCCGAAGGTGATGTATCACGGCACCCAACGCGATTTCTCGCAATTCGATACCGGGCGAGCGCGCGAGGGCTCCGGCCATCGTTCGTCGGATCTTGGCATCTTCATGACGGAGTCGCCGCAGGTGGCCGCTCTGTTCGCCGGCCAAGAGCCCGACCAGACCACTTGGCCCGTTCGCATGGGCTACAAGCCCGGCGGCAACGTGATGCCGGTCTATGCGTCTATCGCCAACCCGGTCGAGATCGGCGCGCGCGAGTTCGCGGCGCGCTTCGTGCGCGGTGACGAGTCGGCGGCCACCTTCCGCGACCGGGCCATCAAAGACGGCCACGATGGCATCTTGATCCGCGGCGATGAAAGCCTCGGCGAGCAGATGGGCGGCGATGAGTATGGTGCGGACGCATGGGTTGCCTTCCGCCCCGAGCAGATCAAGAGCGCCACCGGCAACAATGGCAACTTCGATCCCGCCAATCCGGACATCCGCTTCCGCGCCGAGCCGGCGGGCGATGAGCCGACCCTGTTCCGCGCTGCCGCCACCGGCGACCAAGACGCTATGGCCAACCTGCGCGACCGCGTGCGCCAGCAGGTATCCGACACCTTCACCAGCCAACGCACCTTCAACCGCTGGTGGCACAAGACGGTGGGCACCCAGTACCACAAGGCCCAGGTCGACCCGGAAGGGTTCGGCAAGGTCTTCAACCTCGCCCAGCAGTACATCGATGACGTGGCGCGCTATGCCTCCGAGGCAGCAGACCGCGCCGAGGGCCTGCTACCGAAGCTCGAAACCGCCCGCGAGGCATTCAAGGGGTTGTTCACCGTGCGACGCGACGCCGCCGACGCCAAGGCGATTGCCAAGCCGATCTTCGACGGAACCCTGAACGAGACGATCTACTCCGATGATGCGCTGCGCCGCGAGTTCGGCCTGACCAAAGAGCAGATCGACCTCTACCGCGAGTTCCGCGCCGCGGTCGACAAGTCGCTGGACGACCTAGCTATCTCGGAAATGGGCCGCCTCGCCAAGGCATCCAAGCTGCAAGTCGCGCCGAAGGGCATGAACCTGCGCCAGGCCGCGAAGTTCTACTTCGATCAGTTCGCCGACGAGATCGACGTAGCCGAGAGCGAGCTTGCTGACCTGAAGGCGACGCAGGCGCAGGAAGTGCGTGCGCTGGACCAAGCCGGCGCCGACACGGAAGCCGATCGCAACGAGTATGCGGACCAGGTGGCGAAGATGCGCAAGCGCCACGAGGCGGAAATCGCGCCGCTCCAGGCCCGCGTCGCCGAACTCCAGAAACTGCGCCATGGCTTTGAAGGCAAGGCCGAGCAGATCGAAGACCTGAAGCGCAAGGGCTATGCCCCGCTGACCCGCTTCGGCCAATACACGGTCGACGTATTCATGGCCGGCGAGGACGGCAAGCCGCTGCGCGACGCCGACGGCGAGGAGATCCGCCCGTTCTTCGGCATGTTCGAGACCCAGGCCGAGGCCAACCAAGCCGCGCGCGCACTGCAGGAGGAATACCCGAACGCCACCGTCAAGCAGGGCGTGCTGTCGCAGAACGCCTATTCGCTGTTCAAGGGCGTGACCCCGGAGACCGTCGAGCTGATGGCGCAAATGATGGGTGCAGAGCAGAGCGACGCCTTCCAGCGCTACCTCAAGACCGCAGTGTCCAACCGTTCAGCCATGAAGCGCCTGATCGCCCGGAAGGGGATCAAGGGCTATTCGGAAGACCCGACCCGCGTGCTGGCCGCCTTCCTGACGTCGAACGCGCGCGCCGCCGCCGCCAACGACCACATGGGCGACATGCTCAAGGCTGCCGCCGCCATCCCGAAGGACCGCGGCGACGCCAAGGACGAGGCGGTCAACCTGCTGAGCTACCTGCAGAACCCGGGCGAGGAGGCGAGCAAGCTGCGCGGCCTGCTGTTCGTGAACTACATCGGCGGCTCGATCGCATCGGCGCTCGTGAACATGACGCAGACCGTCACCATGACCTATCCGTACCTCCACCAGTTCGGCGGGAATACGGCGGGCATGGTGGGCGAGGCCATGCGCCTGGCGGGCCGCCGGCTGCGCAACCGCGACACGGAAATCGCCGACCCGGCCCTGCGTGCGGCGCTCGAGCGCGCAACGGACGAGGGTGTGACCAGCCCGCACGAGATCCACATGCTCTATGGGGAGTCGAGCCGGACGGGCATGATCCAGGGGAACCGCTACATGCGGAACTTCCTGAAGGCCTTCGGCTCGTTCTTCTCGCTGGCCGAGCTGTACAACCGGGACGTGGCTTTCATCGCCGCGTACCGCGTGGCGCAAAAGCAGGGGATGGAGGGGGATGCGGCCTACGACTTTGCCAAGAAGGCAGTAGAGGAAACACAAGGCGTCTACAGCCCTGCAAATAAACCTAACTGGGCGCGCGGCGCGGTGGGCTCAACCCTGTTCACCTTCAAGCAATTTTCCATCTCCTACTTGGAATTCTTGAAGCGCCTGCCCGCCAAGGAGCGCGCGATCGCCCTCGGCATCCTGGTGCTGTTCGCTGGCATGCAGGGTATGCCCGGGGCCGACGATCTGGACGACGTGATCGACACCATCGCCCAGTCCTTGGGCTACTCGACCGGCACCAAGGAATGGAAGCGTGAGCTGGTGGCCAACGTGTTCGGCAAGGACGCTGCTGGCTTCGTGCAGTACGGCGTGTCCTACGGCCTGCCGATCGACATTGCGGGCCGCATGTCGGTGGGCAACCTGATCCCCGGTACCGCGATCTTCAAGAAGTCGACCACCGACAAGAGCAAGGAGGTGTCGGAAGTCTTCGGCGCCGCCGGTGGTCTGGCCGAGCAAATCGCGCAGGCAGCCGGCCTGGCTCAGAACGGGCAGCTCGGCGCCGCGGCGCTGGCCATGTCCCCGAAGGCCTTCCGCGACATGGCCAAGGGCATTGACATGGTCAGCACCAAGACCTACAGCGACAGCAAGGATCGCAAGGTGGCGGACGCCTCGGCCCTCGATGGCGTCTTCAAGGCCATCGGCTTCCAGCCGGCGCACATCGCCGAGTCGGGCCGCCAGCGTGGCGAGGTCATCCAGAAGGCGAATCTGGCGCGCGCCGTCGAGTCGGAGATTGCTGGCCGGTGGGCCAAGGGCGTGGCGAAGAAGGATCCGGCCGCCATTGCCGATGCTCGCCAGGCGTTGGTCGAGTGGAACCTCCAGAACCCGGAGGCACCCATCAAGATCAAGCTGTCGCAGGTCCAGCGCCGCGCGCGCGATATGCAGTCCACGTCGGAGGACCGGCTCATCAAGAGCGTGCCGAAGGAGATGCGCCGGCAGGCGGAGGTGGCGCTAGCGGATTAGCCCGAAGGGTGACGGACTTTACACAATGGGCAGAAACTCTTTACTTTCGCGTCTGGATCCTCAAAAATGAGCACGTTGCGAAATTCGCAGCAGGTCTTCAAGACCGCCCGGCGAGCCGGGCGGGTTGAGGATTAGCCCCCGATTAGGGCCCAAAGTAGCGCAACGGAATCGAGAAGATGCGCTACTGCTTCAACTGCTTGTACAAACACTTTTACTGACATTTAGCCTTGTTGTAAAAGTGGATCACGGAGAGGGGCGGCGCGGACACGTCGCCCCACCTCCAACCCAATCCCCCGCTCATACCTGCACTAGGCTTGGCAGACCGCTGGGAACCTGCGCCTAATTGTATTGAAACGGCTCGGCTTGCCCAGTCTTGACAAGCGCTTTTTCTAACGCGTGAGTGCAAGATTTTCCCCCGCGTACCCAACGAGCCCAGCAGATTCAAGGGCTCCAAGGGAATCAATTCGTCACAGACTGACCCGCAAAAATTTTTCTATCTGTTGTGATCGGCGAAAGCCCGGCAGGATTGCGCCCTTGCGCTTGATCTTGATCCAGTCTGGCGATCGGATGCCATCCCGATACGGACTGCCGGCCCGCTTGCCGACAATTCCCTCCAGCCCTAGTTGGAGCGCAGCATCGTAGAGCCATGCCGCGTCGTCAACGTCCTGGACGTAGAGCAACCCGGGTGGCGGATCGGCGAGTAGCTTGCGGAGCGCCGCCTTGCGCTTCTCGACTGGTTGGCCGCGCAGATCCCGGCCGCCGGCGACGAGCAGGTCAAACACGCAGTAGGCAACCGGGTCGGCGCCGGCATACCAGCCGCGGCGCCTCGCTCGCTCATGTAGGCGCTCGAAGTCACTGCGGCCGATGTCATCCAGCACGCAGACCTCGCCGTCGAGGATGGCTCCGCCGGGCAGGGCGGCCAAGGCGGAAGCGATCTCCGGGAACCAGGTTGTCGCGTCGGCGCCGTTCTTGGTCTTCAGTCGCGGCTGACCTGTTGAGGCAAGGATCCGGTAGCCATCGAACTTGACCTCCCACAGCCATTCGCCGGTGGTCGGCAGCGTTTTCCGTTCCGTCAGCAGCATGGGCGACAGGGCGGTGAGGGGTGGTGCCGGCATGCTGGCTACTCCTTCTCCTTCTGCCGTCGAGTGTATTCGCTCACGCGCCGCGGCCCAAAGAACTCCGCATCCCAGGCCTTGCGCTCCTCGATGCAGGGCTCGCCACGTAGCTCGGCGCGGAAGGTTTCCAGGATCTGCAGGTACGAGGTATGGCAGCCGGCGCCGCTGGCCTCCTGCAACTGGTTGGCGCGGCGCAGCAGGATATGGAGTCGGTGGATTTCCCACAGCAGCTCGCGCACCTCCGCGCACGGGTTGCGCTCGTAGATGGCGCGGAGCTGGGCAGAGTGGAGCCGCGGGAATTGGTATCGCCCGTCGGGCCCGGTTGGGAATTTTGGCAT